GAGTTATCTCTAACGCCGTTCCAGGTGTGAGGGTTTTGTTTTCTAGCCTGGGCTATGGCATCTTTGTATTGAATTTGAAGATTCTCATGTGCTTTGCGTTGGTCTTCTAAGGTAAGACCTGGATTTAACCCTTCTACATGAATCTTGTACATAGCTTCAACTAGTGTTATGTGTGGTGCAGTCATGGTATTTCTCCTTAATTACATAATTGGTTTTTGTGTGTATCTTGCGTCAGTAGCGTTACCGTAGGCGTCTTGAGTCATGTTTCCTCCGCCAACAGATGAAATCGACATACTTCTTGCAGTGTCCTTATCTAGGTCTGGACGTGTTTGTCGAATATTTTTGTAAGCGCTTCTTAAATCACCCATTTTTCCTGGAGAAACAGTATAACCAGCTTGGCTACCATTACTTATTGGTGAGATTTTGCCTTGGGCTGTATTATCTGCAATCTCTTGTTTGGAAGGAGCTGGAGCGTTACGAGTAGATGATGAGAATGCCATAACATTAGGGGCATGTACGCCTACAGGGGCATTAGGGTTGGTGGTACCAAAAGTGCGTGGTTTACCAGATGCTACTCCGTGTGGGTTATCTCCACGTCCAGCGCCAACCCCACCGTTATTAAATGAACTAATGGCCATAATTTGCCTCCTTTGTTATTAACAGTTTATCATTTCCAAGGTGGTGCTAGGGTTTTAAGAAGGCTGCGTCTTTGCATGTCAATTACTTCCTGTTGTTGCCTTCCAATACCCCTCGGTATCCCTCGGGGCCCTGCTTTACCGTCGTTTGTTAGTTGTACTGGTGCTGCCCCTGGTGGGGCAAACTTCATACCTTGAGATTGATATTGTAAACCAGTCTGTAGATTAAACTCTTCTGGCCATATGTAGTCACCAGCGTTAATACGTTCACCTTTGTGAACTCCTCGGCTGTATGGGCGTGTGTTTGTTCTAGCAACAGCGTTTACAATTTTGTCTTGTCTTCGGTTAGATGACATAGTTCCCAAGTAACCATCTGGGTACTGGGTGTCTGGTGAACCGCCCCAAGCAGCTAGTCTTGCGTCTTTGGCGTTCCTAAATGATGGCGTGGGGCCGAGCATTGGCTGGCTTTCAGGTACGTAAGGATCATACCCTCCACCCCAGTCGGTGAATGTCTGTTGGTTTGGACTAGCGGCCAAGGGTTCCTCCAAATGCCCCTAAGATGCCACCTTGCCCACCACCAACGTTTGATATTGGCTTAGGTTTGGGGGCTTGTTTCTTTTCAGTCTTCTTCTTTTTAGGAGTTGAAGAAGTCTTCTTTGCAGCCATGTCTCTCTTTTTCCTTGCGTCTTTGTTTGTACTCTAGCTTTTCTTGTTCTTCATACACTTCATCAAAAATGTCGTCTATGTTCTGTGAGTTAGCTAGTTTACGCCAATCATCATTGCTGTACTTACGCATATTGTTTATTACCTCTAAATATATGCTACTGGTTTTTACTTGTTATTTCAAGATTGTTCATCATCTTTTTTAGTAGTTGTGTCGCCAAATTGACCTGACAAGTTTCTTGATGTACTTGGTAATGACACAAATCGTGAACCACGTGGTAAGGTTGCTGTCCCTGACGAGAGAGCTGATACTGAACTTGTATCAGGTTGATTCAACCGCATTGTCCCACCAGTTGGAATATCAGCACCTGGTTGTACTGAGAACCGACCAGTACCTGATCGTAGGTTTGTGCGTCTTGTATTTAAATCTGGCTCGTCAGTTACAACATTGGGTACAACATTGGGCTTTGTAAGTTCAGCGCCAGCAAACCGACCAAATGCAGGGGCAATTGGCATGTTAGATTCTACTGCAGAACCAATGTTTCTTCTAAGTTCATGAGCCATCCTGTATTCTGGGGGCAAGCTTGACAGTGTTTCTTCTAATTCACTAGGTGCAGGAGTAGGTGTGCTGGGGTTTGGTTGGCTAGTTGATTGACTAGGAGCAGATTCTGGCAATCCTCTGCCAAGCCTCCCAAATCTAACGTAGTTACCAGTACCTCTAACTGGACCTCTAACTGGTTGTCTGTTTGGTTCTGAGCCGCCAGTTCCTATAGAGGGGGTGACTCTAGTTATCTGAGGACCGCCGGTAGCTCCACCTGTCTTGATATCATCTGCGTTTATGAGACTAGGTTCTCCGGATGGTTCATCGGCTAGTGTTATGCCTTTAATAGAACCGGATACACGACCGCTTGGAGTTTGAACATCAAAATTATGTCCAACATCCTTCCCTAAAATTGCTGCACCTATTGGTGAAGAAGGTGATAGACGTTGGTGAGTTCCTTTAGCAGACGATGAACCAGTAACCTCAAATGTTTGTGTTTTTCCGTTAATATTTATAGTTACATGCTTGCCTGGACCAACACCTGGTGTTGCTCTTGGGTCAACTATGGTGCTGTTTTTCATAATGTTTTCTAGGCGAGTAATGTTCTTTTCATGTACAGCTTGTTTTTCTTTTGCTGCGTCGTACTCAGCGTTTTCCCGTAAGTCACCGTGTGCTGCTGAAGTTTTTAGAAGATCTGCAATATCTGCGCGTCCTACAGTGGTATGTTGTTTATGTTGTTTACGTATGTCGTTAAACTCTGATTGAGTTAGCATGTGTTCACCAGTACCAGATACTGTCCCTATATCTGGTAGTGGACCATCATTATCTGCGTCACTTGACTGTCTACTCTCCCTGGTTACCATGTATGGAGAGCGGGCATAACGTATCATTCCGCTTTCGTCCATTAGCCCACTTATAGATAGTGGATTTGTGCTTGGAAGACCCATTCTTGCTGGAATGTTTCTTCCTTGAATACCTTTGTCTTTTTTCTTTTTGGGTGGAGTTTGCTCTCCTTGAACACCTTCAATTTTCTCTGGTTCTTTCTCTGGTACAAATTCATTGGAGGCAGAAACCAATGCTTTTCCACCTTCTTCAGCACGACTGCTATCAGGATGTAGTACTTCTTGATACCCAAGGTTTAGTGGGTCTATAAGTGGGCTATCTGGGTTTTCCGTGACCACTTCTCCAGTGTGTGAGGGAGCAAAACGTTGTAGTGGGGCAATACCCTCAAACTGTTTGCCTGTTGCAGGAACACCAGTGGTTCTTCCGTATCGTACGCTTCCATCACTTCCTTTTATTACTTGTCTTATTTGTGGTAAGAACGGAAGTGCCGCATACCCAGATACTGCAGGAGCGGTTACTTTATCGCGAGGAGCGTTTAGTTCTTCAAGTTCTTTTTGTCTTATTCTCTCAGTCTGGACTACTCTGTGTTCTTCTCCAGCTTTAACCCGTGCTAGTCGTGATTCAGCCTCTACATCTGGTGTGCCCGCACGTGCTTTTTCAATTCTTATAGATTCGGATTCAGTTCTTGGGGAAATACCAGAAGCAGTGGCTTTGTAACCCCTCTGCTTTACCGCACGAGCAAGGGCTACGTCCTCTGCCGTTATATCCGCACCATTTAAGGTTGCAAGTCTTTCTGCTTTATCAGTAATACCGAGATCTTCAATTAATGATTGCATTTGTGATGGGGCTTCACCAAACATTTTTTCTGGTATTTGATTTTCAGCATCAGCATAAACAACTTGACCACTTTCATCAAGTTTTGGTAAAGAACTCAAGATACTGTTAATCGTTGATTCTGCATTTAGACTGGTGTTACCAGTGAAGTCTTTAGTTTTTTCCCAGTCTTTTCTTTCTCTTTCTGAGGGAACATGTGTGTAAGACACATCTCCAATGTCTTCTCGTTCTAAATCTTTTGGAAGATCTAACACACCTTTCCATTGAAGACCTGCTGGGTATACTGAACGACCGTTAACTGTTGCGTCTTCACCAGTAAAGTACTTACCACCATAAACAGTTCTTTTCATAGTGCGTTTACGTGATGCTGGGGGTGTGCCTAATAGACGTTCAAGTATGGTTGCACGAATTTCATTTGAAACTCTAGTTGTGCCTTTTTCTGCGTCAGGTATATCTGCAAGTTTTGGTCTTCTAAGAGTTTCTCCATTTGGTAACTCTACTTCCTCATAAACAAACTCACCTGTTTTAGGATCTAGTTCAAGTTCTGATTCGTTTCTTATTCTTTCAATGTGACGAGTTACCGCTTGTCTACCAGCATCTTTTATAGCGCGGGTTACTTGCCCACGGCGTGCGGTATGACTTCTAACTGCTTTTTGGTACTCTGCTAGTCCTTCTGGACTACTATCAAAGTCTCCTCTAAATGGGGCTTCTCCTAAAGGAGACAAGCCTGGTACCTCATTACCTGCTTCGTCAAATTTTGTGTGTGTTCCAGCTGCTATGTCTTTTCGTGTTTTTTCTTCTGCAGCTGCTCTTACTCTTCTAGCATCCTCTAAATCTTTTAAGGCAGCAGCCATATGTGGTTTGCGTTCATTAAAAGCTTGAGCTGATTTACCAAGTGCTCTTAAGTACTCTTCATCCGTAGCATCTTGCTCTTCAATTCTTGCTGCAGTGCGTGCAAGACTTTGGGCGTTTTTATCAGAGACAAGTCCAACTGAACGTCTAAACTCTGGGGACATCAATCCTTTGTCAAGACGTCGTTGTATCTCTCTTGCGGCTATTGCACCGTAGCCAGTAATTTCGCTTTCTACGCCTTGAACATCTTCTAGAATTGGTTCTCCAGTTTTTTTGTCTTCACCTACTTGTACGGTTCTTGGTTTACGCAAGAACACACCGGGTCGTCTGCCAGACGAATCAACACCAACAACTTCTGTTGCTTGGCGTGTACCCATAACGGGTACTCTTTCCATTACTGGTTTGTTGTTTTCGTCATATACTGGAGCGCCCGCTTCATCAACTTTTTGTTTTCTTTCAAATTTTAAGTTTCCTTTTTCATCTACTTCTTGGTAAGACTCCATCACTGGCGATTGGAATGTTTTTTTCCTAGTATCGGTGCGGTATCCGATTATTGATGGGTTTTGGTCTGGGCTAGGATCTGAATAAATTGGTACTTTTACTTCTTCAGTTTCGTCACTTTCGCGTGTTTCCCACTTCAGGCGTCTTTGAGCCAAAGTACCTGCACCTTCGGCACGTTGTCTTACCTTTTGCGCAGCAGCACGTGTCCATCTACCACCTGCATCTTTTGCGGTTTCTACTTTTGTAACAGGGTCTATTCTAAATAGTTCTGGATTTAGTGTTGGGTCCTGTACTCCTTCAGAGAAGAGTTCAGAGGACTGCATACCAATCTTTCCTTTTTTGCGCAACTCGTTAACATATTGCAATTGTTGACGAGTTAGACCACTACCAACAACTCTATCTGACCTTCTAGCTGTGGGGTCACCCTCCTTTTTCATGGAAGGGAGCACTGTACCAGCTGGTTGTTTTGGTAGACGCTCTAAGGCATCAAATATATGACCATATAAATAATCTATGCTTCCTGGAGCACGACCACGGTGTAGATACGCAGGACCTCCGGGTTGGTCATTTGGACGTGAGCGAACTTCGGTTCCTGGAAACTTGCGTTGTTGGTCTTCAACAACACTTTTTAGTAAACCAGGTCTTGTAATATCATAAGTTCTTTGACCAGTTGCTGGGTCTTCAGTTAAAGTTGTTTGTCTACCAGACTGTGGGTAGGCCGTACTAGTTTCACTAGTATCTGAGTCAAACCCCAGTAAGTCTTTAAATTCGGAGTGTGTTAGTCCTTCTTCTTCACCTTCCAAACGAAGGCCACTTTCACCAAAACGCTGGTGATAGATAGCTGGGGAAAGTAAAACTTCTCCTGTAATTTTATTATTTTCTATAAATTGTTTTGTTTGTTTTCTTGTACTGTCGTCCCCAGTGTTAGCTATTTGGTCTAAGTGTTCATTGGCGGCCTTTAACCGTACGTCACGTTGTTCTCTTTCTAGAGACTCTTGTAATTGAGACTTCTTTCCAAAAGAAATGTTATAAATTACTAGGTCTTGTTGGTATGCCTCATCACCGCTTTTGCCTTTAGGGTATGAATCTCTTTGTGGTTCTCTGGCGGAAAAAGTGTCAAAGGTATTGTCACTTCTTTCCATTTCTCTAAATTTATCTCTATACAATCCTGCTCTAGTAAGAAGTCGTCTCATATATCCTGATCTAGCAGCGGCTCTTTCTTCCCGCGTTTCTGCCTGTGGTCTAGGACCTCTACCAGCAAGAGTTGGGTTACCAGATTCGTCAAAAGTTAATCTTTGTGAAGCTAGTTCAGGGTCAACCTCAATATCTTTTTCTAAAAGCTGTTCTGATGTTGTTGGGCCTCCACCATATACAGGGTCTTGCGATTCTGCCCATGCTTGTTCAGCCATGCTTTGTCTAGTATTTTTTACTAATTGAGATTCATTGGCACTGGCTTTAGAAGCAGCTTTTTCTGCAGCGTCTGTTACAGTTAGGTCTTTTACATTAATTGAGCCTGGTGCATATTCCCGCTCACCACCGATACTTACATCTCCGGTGTCTTGTAAAAGTTCAGCTTTACTAACGGCACCAGAGTCACTCATTAACTCAGTAGTATCTAGGTCATCTATCCCAGGTACACCCTCTAGGAATATCAGGTGTGCTATTAGATCTTCTTCTGTTGGTGTTTTACCATCTCTTGAGCTAACATATCCGTGCTTGTCACTGTATGGGCTCTTTGGATCATATGTTATACCGGGGAGTCCGCCAGTAGTGTAGGTTCTAAGAAACTCTGGTACACCTTGAATTGCCCAAGGCAGATCAGGTGATTCTGAGCCGCCTGGTGCTAAAAGTTCCCTGTCATAAGCTTGGGATTTTTTATATTTCGTGTCGGCAACGTCAGATTCAGTTGCAAACTTGTCAACTTTTGCCTTTGCAATAGCTGAAACTTCCTTGGACCGTTCTTCTCTGGACTTTTTTACTTTTGAACGCTTTATGTCACCTTTGCGTTGTTCACCTTTGGTGTGACCTGTGCGCCGTTTGTCTTCAGGAGTGCCTCTTTCGTCGGCTTTTCTCTTGCGATCTCTTTCCCTGTTTCTACCAGGTGTTTCTTTCAGTATTTCTCGGACTACATGTGGTGGTAACTCTGCTAGTCTTCTATCAAAAGGACTTTGAACTTCGTTTGGAGCTTTTTCTTTGCTTAACGCCAATGTTTGTTCAATTATTTCTTTTTCATCATCTGTTAACTCGCTACTTGTGACCTGTTTTGGGCCACCAGAAGGTGGAGGTGGTACTGGTTTTTTTGGAGTACCAGTAAGTAGGGGCGTCGTTGGCCTTGATGAGGTGTCTTTAGTACTAGAAGTATCGGCAGGAGAATCAGCTTTTTTAGCGTTTACTCTTGCATCATCTGCTCTTGCTTCTTCTAAAGATTTAGAAATTAAACCTTCAATTTTTTTAGGTTTTCTCTTTGCCATCGTCAGTTAACTCCAAAGTAGCAAGGGGTAATACTTATAATATTACCACTTTATAGTGGTGTTTATTACCGAGTAACTGGTTTAAAAGAAATCGCAGAAATGGTTTCTCCGTTGTCACCAGGGATGTCATCAAACCCGATAATAAAGCACAGGTCAACACCTCTTGGTGCTACAAAACCTCGTGCGATAGCGCAAGCTTTAACAGCTTGGTTGACTGCACTAGCACCTATTGCGCGCATCTTTGGAGATTGGCCGGCAATTACTGACCTGGCTACAATCGATCCAACGCTTTGTGGATTACTCCCACCTGATACTTTAACAATATCATCTACTGGTTCTTGAGACATAGTTTACTCCGTATGTTTAAAAGGTTGTTATCAACCTTATAATTTTAGGAGTAACCGCCCTCTTTCAGCAGAGTAACAAAGTCATCTAACCGCATCACAACGTAGGTATCACCTAGTGCTTTTTCCCCTTTACCAGCCCGTTTAACAACTAAGGCTGGCAAAGCTTTTCCTAGTTTTGCTGCCTGTTCAACAGTAGCGTCTAACCACCCGCTTAAGTTTAACTTACGTTGGTTTTTACACTGTATGGCAAGTTCTCTTTCGGCTAGGTTATTGCGTATGCCGTTGATATCTCCGGTGTCTTCACTGCCCTTGAGCACTGTACGAGAAGCTTTAAGGAACCCGTTGCTGTTTAAATAACGTTTGATAGATGTTTCAAACGAAGTTCCTTTTTGTTTTGCTCTATTTGTCATCTCTAAAGATATTTCTAATTTCGATCAGCAAGGCTTTGATCTCTTTAAGAGTGTCGTTAATTCGGTTAAGTGGTTCTGTGGTAGAACGATACGCATCGGACTGAGACGCTAGTCGAGCGTTGGCCTTGTCTGCCCATTCGTTAGTGTTCATAGTTATGCTCCAAATCTAGATGTACGTTGTTCTTTACTGTTTAAACCTATACGCCTACTAAGTTCTCTTGAAAGAAGTTGAGCCCCTCTCTCACATGATTCAAATACAGCTTCTACTAGCTTTCTATAAGCTCTAGACACTTGGTATTTTTCTTGCTGAGCTACGACTCGTGGGTCTGTATCTCTACGGGCTTTGGCAATCGTAACTCTATCACCTTTTACATCTGAACCCCATTGTTCAATGAGCACCTTGGCTTCTGTGATGCGGCACAAGTTGCCGTCTCTGTCCTCATCAATCTCAGCCTGTACTAGCTGTCCTTTAGTGTATGACACCCAGGACATAAACTCAGTGTACAAATCCATAAGGGAACTATCGTCAAGGTCGTCCAGGTGGTCAGGTAGTTCTGGTGGGCTATCCGACGGTCTTGTTGGCAACGAAAACTTACTCCTAAATTTAGTAAGAGCTGGGTCTCCATCGTCTTTTGGTATTACTCTCATTTCCAACAAACCTTTTTGTATGGGCAGTACTTACACCCGTTGGCCTTGCTGTCTGTAGCCCAATCCGGATGTTCTGGTTCTGTGTTGCTTTCTAAGTGTGCAATAACCTTACTACAGTTGTCAAGAATTGGCTGCATAATTTCTTCTTGAAAGGTAACTGTAAATTCCTTTACTTCTTGAGTTGGCTTCCACTCGTATATAAAGATAATCTTATCGTGCCCAGTGCAGTGCATGTAGATATGCCCTTGACGAACATGTGAAGCAAATGGTTTTTTTATGTTCTTCCATAAACCATCAAGTGTAAGTTCTCCACTTGAGTACGCTTTGTAAAGGTTTGGGTGATCCCATCTAACTGTACCTAGGCCAACGCTCTTTATTTCAATAAGGGCTTTGCCTTCTCCATCAACCAGTTCTCCATCCGCGTGACCGAGTATGCGAAACCCATCGTCACGTACAGGTACCTCCCTATAAACGACATTAGTAGAACCACACTGGTGGCAAGTGCTAGGAGAAACCCCATACCATACTTCATTGCACGACGTGCATTCCCACTTACCAGCCAGTACACCAGCTTGGTGCATCCATCTTTGCCATTTTGCATGAATTGCATGGCCCTCCTCAAACACATTTAACCTAGTCATATTATATGACTCATCTGAGGCTGGATACTTATTAATTTTATACCAAGCTGCTCTGGCGCACCAGTCTTTCTTTGACAGCTCCGATGGGTGTAGATGGTCAGTATCTCTGTGCTTGTTTCTTTCGCGGTTACTGGCAATAAGACGTTCTTGTATTACTGGAAGTATCCGGCCTTTGGACTTAATTGATTCTTTGTAAGTCTTGGCGTACCAAGGAGTGTCTGTCACGGTCAGTTCCCGTCTACTCCTATAAGCATTTGAAAGTCAGCTTCGTTGAGAATGACATAGTGCTTTCCACCCAAGTCAAACTGCATTACCGGCAAGCGATCTTCCAATACACCTCGTTGTGTTAAGTCCACAAGCTCACTGGCTTTGATTGAGTAAGACTTTAGGTTGTTTGTAAGTTTATTCTCAATTAGTAGTTCATGGGTACGTACATCATTCTTACGCAACCAACCAGAACCTGAACCAGCATTACGGCTACCCTTATAGATTTTTGCTGAGCGCTTTTCCTGCTTTTTTGAAGCCTTCATTATGCTCTGCTTTTCTTCTCTACCAAATATCATAGGAAATACTCCTTTGCTTTCTCTTTGAGCTCTGATTGTAACTCTAGATCTTCACGAACACCAAGCAATAGGGCATCTTTTCCTTGCCACTTTTGGTCTTTGTAGTTGTAGTAGGCACCAGCTCTTGTAATTATGTCTGTTGCAATACAGATGTTTACTATGTCTTTGATAACGTCAAAGTCACCAAGTTTAAATGATTGGCAATCAGCAAAGTAAAAGTCAACAACAGCAACCTGTTGTGGTCTGTATGTCTTGTTCTTCATTGTACGAGCTTTGATGGTTTGACCAACTGGTTCGTCTTTAAACTTCAACCATTCATCTCTCTTTACTTCTAGTCTAACGAAGTAGTGGAAGTTTTTAGCTTTACCACCTGGTGTGGTTCTGGGGTCACCATACATAACACCAATCTTTTCACGCCACTGATTGATGATCAACCCGGTACACCCACGGTCGTCATTAATCAATGAACGCTTCTGAGCCTTGCTGCTCTTGCGGAAGAACTTACCAGTAAGTCTGGCCCCAAGACCCATGGAGAACTCATCCATCATCTTCTCAGCTTCATCACCAGGTACTAAGGCTGGGAGTGAATCAAGAACTATACAATCAACAGCCCTATTTTCCATAGCTCGTAGAATTAGATCGTAGACCTGTTCCATAACATTGGTCTCAACTACCCACAGACGATCAAGGTCAACACCAATCGCCTTAGCGTAGTCTGGAACAAACTCTTCAGCAGCAATCCACATTGCTACCCACTCTGGGTCAGCGGCTTGGTTTGCTGCAATAGTCTTGTATGCAAGAGCTGTTTTACCGGATGATTCATCACCAATGATTTCAGACCATTGGTTCATGGGCCACCCTCCACCAAGCATTAAATCAAACGCCAACACACCAGTAGTAATGCGTGGTACTTCTTCTTTTACTTGGTTACCTTGTACTATTACATTCTCACCGTACTTCTTGTTGATAGAAGAGATGATTGATTCAAGGCTCTCACGGCTAGTTTCACTTTTCATTGTTTTCCTTGTTGTTATACTCCCCAAGAAGATTGGGAGGCTTGGTCGTACATCCCATTCCAACCGCATTCAAAGCATCGTGGAGCTGGGCTGTTTCCGTTGATTGTTGTATTCCCACCTTTTGCTGTGCGCACAAAAACGTTACCACTACCACAGTCTGGGCAAGTTAGGTTGCCTTGTTTTTTAGCAGCTTCTCCACGACCTTCCCATAGGTGGGGTTGTCTGAGGGCTTCTCCCATAGTTATGGGTTCATTAGGATTGTGTTGTTGGGGGATAGTCGTGTCTTGATAAGGTTGTGGATTTGAGTGAACCAACCCTGATGGTATGCGTATGGGTGGTGTCACTGGTGGCATAGATGTTGTAGTAGGTCTAGAGGCAGCAGGTTGATTGCTACTTAAACGTTTTGACCACCAATCACTGCTCATCTTCTTCACCATCCTCTAGATCTAACTCGTCGTCATCTGATAGTGATGACGATAGCATAAAGCCTAGCAAGGACACAATATTAGTTTCAACTAATGATGGGTCATAGTTTTCTGGTTCTAGTATGCTCAACATCTCTTGGTCAATCAAATGAGATATGGCAGCTATACCAAATGCAGTTATGATGTTTTCGGTTGCGGCCAAACTTTCGTCATCTAGATCATTTGTATCTTTGATTACATTAATCATCCAGTTAGCACATTCTTTTACACTATCTAGTATTCCAGCATGGGACAATGTAAACCACTTTTGCATAATGTCCATAATCTCGTGTTCCTGGACATCGGCAGATGGCACAGAAAACCCAGCCGCATGAGCAAGTTTCTGCCCTTCTAATATAGAAAGGGTTAGATAAAAATTGCGCTCTTCTACTGGACTTGAGGACATCATTACCCTTTCGCCTCCGACCAATTATAGGCTGAGTGGCATGAAACTTTTAATGGAATACCATTAATAATATTACCATCTCCCATGGACATAATAAACTTGGGCTGTAGCTCGTCTACCAAGTCCTCAGGAACCATGGCCACCAATTCGTCATGCACCTGTACCAGGATTTTGGCTCCTGTGTCTTGCAAAAGAGCGTTTACATCGATCATAGCTTTTTTACAAATATCAGCGGCAGACCCTTGAACTACAGCGTTGACTGCTTGGCGCTCTGCCCTAGATTTTAGGGAGTTGTCGTCTGACCGTAGATCGGGTAAACGCCGGCGTCTACCGGAGATAGTTTCAACGTAACCATTCTTGATACCCGATTCTATTACACTCTTTTTCCATTTTGTAATTCCAGAAAACTGTTTGTAATACTGGTCAATTACTGAACGGGCATGCTCAACGTCTACTCCGGTAGTTCTGGCAAGTTTTTGTGGACCACCACCATACGCTGTCAAGAAGTTGACACCTTTACCAAGCTGACGTTCTTCTGGTGTAATCTCAGACACATCTTTGCCTAAGATCAAAGCCGCTGCTCCAGCATGAATATCTTCGTTGTTAAGGAAGAACTCACTCATCTTCTTGTCTCCAGAGAACATGCACATAACACGCAATTCAATCTGGTCATAGTCAGCTACAAGGAGAACATAACCAGGATGGGCTACAAACAGTCCTCGTACGCTGCTGTCTCTTGGAATGTTTTGCAAGTTTGGGTTACTAGATGAAAGTCTTCCAGTAGCAGTTCTGTGTAGGTGAAAAGATGGATGAAGAGAACCTTTGTGCAGTTTAGTAAGTAGACCGTCTACATAAGTAGACTTTGTTTTCTTTGTTTCTGCCCAATCAAGTAATAATGGTACTACAGGATGTTTGTTTTCTAAGTTGCGCAAAGCTTCCTCATCAACTGATGCTGAACCTTTTTCAGTATATTTAGTTGGCTTTAGGCCTAACCCGCCCTCACGTTTGCCACTAAACAGTAACTGTTGTTTGTGCTTTGGACTATCTGGATTAAAACCAGGTGGTGCGTAATCCATCATTTGTAGAAGAAGTTCGTTTAGATGTGTGTCTAGTTCTTTGCCAAGTTTTGTCATAGACCTATGGTCTACGGGTATGCCTGTGTCCTCCATGTCCATTAGAACACGGATTACATCCATGTCTTGACGTAGACATGACAACAGTTCTTCCTTGTTTTGAATCTTCTGCCAAAGAAGTTTGTACAAATGCCAAGTCCACTTAACGTCTAGATGCACATACCTAACTGCTTTGGAGAATGGAACCTGAGTAATTATGGCTCCTATTTTTCCATCCATGTAGTAAGGATTAAAGCCACCAAAGTTATGGGCAATAAGTTTGTCAAGACTGTATTCAAGCAAGTTCTCGTTGAGAATGTGTTGAATGATCATCGTGTCTACAAACGGCCCGTGCGGCAGACAGTCATTGTAATACTTACGTATTGACCTAGCATCGAACTTGATGTTGTGCCCCACCTTAACCAGATCACTAAAGAACAGGGGTTCTAGAGCTTGAAACACATCGGTGCGTGATAGTTGCTCTGGGGCTTCTGAGTACTGTGCTGGTATATAGTACCTAGCTTTTGCTAGAGATTCTTTGCCATTTGCTAAAAGTTTGCGATACCCAGGGGGAGGTACGGTTGTTCCATCTCCACGCTCTTCGGGTACAAGGATTTCCCCATTTGGATGACCCATTGGGATAGCCCATGATTTTCCTTCCGTTGCTATGCCTATCCAAAACACTTCGTTTCGCATTGGATCAAGGGCCAAGGTGTTTTGCCATCTTAAGATGATGGCCTCTTTTGATCTAGCTAAGACTTCTTCGGAAGTTGTTTTTAAAGTGCTTTCGTGTTGCTTCCACTCTTGTTCAATCCACGCAAGCACATCACTGTGACGTTCAACGTTGCCACGTGTTTCTACGTCAAAAGCAAAAGCTCCAACACTTTGTATGTGTTGGACTATCTCGTGTAGTTCTTCTATTGAAGACACCACGTGGGGGGCCATAAGACCCCCCACGTCGTTCGTTAGGTTTGTCATCTCAGTCAGACAGGTCTTCCAATGCGATTTGGATCAAGTCCTTACGGACGGGTATCTGAATGATATCTGAGGTGTACACCGACTTGCGAAGAACTTTGAAGTCTGCTTCATCAAGCACATCAATATTCCATTCTTCCAAGTCACGCTCCTTGACCAGTTGGTGGTTGGTTGCCGAGGTAGCTCCCTTACCGGAGCGACTTACTGCCCAGAAGTGCTTTGACAAAGGACCCTGACGTGGGTCGATGTGGAAGTTCTTGAGCTGGTCAATGACGCGAGGACCTACTTCGTAGGACTTCAACACTGGTTCTGAGTCGGGAGACAACAAAACAACATTGAACGCAAATCTAGTTGAAGGCCGACTACCAGCATCACACAGTGGGCAACCCTTTGGGTCTAGGTCTGCAATGCAGGTAAATGACTTCTGTCCGGTTCGTTCAATCCAATGCTGTCTGTATGTTGCATAGGGCTCATCTTCAAGAAACTTGATGATGATTGGGTCTTCGCTAACACGAAGACGTTGTGCGTAAGGAGAGTCTGCAGATTTTGCCTGCTCAACCGCACCCCATCCTCTACGGATTGAGTTTGAAGCAGCAACCGGGGCCGGCGTTTCTTCATCCTCTACTACCGTCAGACGCCGACGCGGCGCTGCAGCTTCCTCGTCCATCATTTCTGTTTCGTCATCATCGTATCTTGACATGTTTTTCTCTTTTCTTTTGTTAGTTGGGCCACTTGTTTTTTATGTGTTTTCTAAAACCATCCCAATTGGCCTTGTTGGGATCGTCTATCTTGAAATGCTCTAGGGCATCCATCAAGAACTCTACCTGTTCCAAACTGTAAAGTCTACGACCTTTTAAAGTTTTTCCAGGAATTTGTTCGCCTTTGGGTGTTGGTGTTCTGTAGGTGGCTTTTGGTATCCACCCTTGTTGCTCCCACATCCTAATAGTTACTGGTTTACGATTCAAGCATTTAGCAAGTTCTCCTACTGAGAAGAACATACGCTCTTCTCCACCTATCCTAAAGACCTTACCTTTTGCTCCGTTGAATCTATCCTCAAGCCTATTATCTGACTTTTTTATAGAACGGTTTTTAGGTGGTGTTTTTCCAGGGAAATCAGGAAGGTCGTTAAATAGGTCAAGAGGATCACGGGGCACTAGTTGCCTCCATGTATGCGTTCTTCCAATAATCACGTTCTTCCATTAAGAACTCAATCAAAGAGATTGCTTCTTTAAACCTTACTACATCGTAGGTATCACCAGATCCAGTGTGTACTACTGCGTGATCTTTTAACCAGTTGTAAATGTCATTCGTCGTCATAGCTCTTGCTTTCTGAAAGCTTAAACGCCCAGGTTTCTTTCTTTACATACAGGTTGTCTAGTGCCGGCTTTAGTTCAGGATTTTCCCAAACTTTGCCTAGTAGTTTGTCTTCATCAAGGACACGCACTACTTCTGATATGTCATCCCAGATGTTGTTATCTTTTGCCCAAACTTCTGCGCCATTAACATCAAGGTTTACAGAAACTCTACGTTCTCTTTTTATTTGAAAATTGCCAGCTCTAAGCCACTTGTGGCCTTTGTCGTCTTCATCTCCAAAAAGGTCTGCTTGTTGGTTCAACTCTTTCTTAAGCTGATCAAGTCTTGTTTGGTACTTATCAATCAAACTCTTTAGATCATTGTACTCTTTGCTGATCAGAGCTAACTCTTGCTCTGGGTATTTACGTGCAATTTCAACAACCTTTTCCATGGTTCTCCTATACGTGTGATTGTTTTAAGAAGTTTGAGAGACTCCCTAACGTTATGTCAAAGCCACCTTTATGATCATGGTGCTTACCATCAACAAACGCTTCGTTGATTGAACGTTTTTGTTGAAGCATCTCATACTGTCTCTCTTCAATACTACCCTGCATAACAAAAGTTGCAATAGTTACGTGAGGAAATTGTGAAGACAATCTAATGATTCTGGCTTCTCTCTGTTCCAACTTACCGCTGCTCCATGGTAGGTCGTATGATATTAAGTAGTTTGCCATTGGCAAGTCTACTCCGTACCCACCGGCATCCGAGGATAAAAACAAACGAGTGTTTGCATCGTTACCAAAAAGCTGCTTGGCTTTATCCTTTTCTTCAGCGCTCATTCCTCCCATAAACAACACACTATTTGTTAACTTTGAGGTTGCTTGTTGTATTAGTCTTAAGTTTTCTTTAAAGAAAGAAAATAATACAACCTTGTTTTTAGGGTCAGCTGATAGGACTTCCTGAATGTACTCCACTACAGCGTCAAGTTTGGGAGCAGCTGTAACTTTAGACATAAGCCCCCTAGAATATATATCATGAGCATAAGCGCTACCCTCGTCGGGCCTTTTTGGATCAGCGTAGATTTCTGAAGATCTAACTACTAATTGTGGATTATCACATAACATTCTTAGCACAGTTAACCTAGACATTATTTGACCCTGAGCTTCGTTTGATTCCGGGTCGTTGTAATGCTTCCATAGATTAAAAGATCCACCGTGTTTAGACATTGCTTGTTGTAGATGGTAAAGCAAATCTTTTGATATAGACCTGTACAAAGAAGCACCAGCTTCGTCAAATGGCACAGGTATTACTTGATGGATAATCTCTGGTAGTTGATCTGCAATATCTTCTCTTGTCTTTCTGATCATACAATGCGTCAAAGACTTGTGAAGTTCCGCAAGGTTTCGATACCTAAGTGGTTTGCCCCAATGATCTCGTACGATAAATGTTCTATCAAAGTCTGTAAACGCGCCAAGAACACTTGGGTCAACAAACTCCATAATTGAGAACAATTCCTCTGGCTTGTTTTCGATTGGTTGACCGGTTAAGGCATACCGATAGAGCATAGGCTTTGCAATTTTCTTTACCAACTTTGAGCGTTTGCTGACTCTAGATTTAAGCATTGTTGCCTCGTCTACCACTATGGCTTGACAATCAACTTTTTTAAATAGCACCAGGTCGCGAATCAAACACTCGGGGTTTACAATTACATATTTTGCCGATAACGCTGACTTCCAACACCGCTCTCGTTCCTTTACAGTACCGTCAATTACAGTTACACGAGAGTTAGTAAAACGTTCAATCTCTCGTTTCCACTGGTATTTAAGTGATGCTGGTGTTACGACTAGGCAACGGTCTATTTCGTTAGCGTCAAACAAAGACTCTATTGCGGCGATGGTTGTAACAGTCTTACCAGCACCCATCACCAACCCAAGTAGTACTTGACCTCTGTCGAGCATCTTCTCAACAGACTCCTCTTGATATGGGTATAGTGATCCTGTAAACATATTAGGTAATCCAAGGTGGTAGGACAGTTGCGGTATCTAATCCTACCTTAATTTCCTCGTCTTCCATGTCACCTATGTCTTTGCAGTTTGAATTACTATAGTTCCACCACAAAAGACCTGCTCGTGGGGTACCTAGTGCTTTGTATATCTTCTTGCTAGAAGCAACGCCTGCGTCATCGTTGTCCATTGCTACGACAATTTTGTCGGCAACATACAAAGTTAATCTAAGTTGTTCATCGGATACATAAGCACCAAATGTACCTAACGCTTGAGCATCAGTTCCTATGGCTGCAAACCTAACTACGTCAAGTGGGGATTCTACAAGGACGGCTGTCTTGCTTTTAAAACGCTCAATACCAAAAAGTGTTTTAGATTTCTTTACACCATTTGGATAATTAAGAACACTGCCAAGTCTCTTCTCTTGCCACCCCTCTAGTCTTCCGGTAGGCGACATAATCGGTATGGCCCACGCCCTACGGTCTTTGTTCCAGCGTACGCCGTGTTTGTGGGTTAGTTCTGGATCAAGGTTTCTTGATGCACAAAGTGCTTCTGGCACTCTTGCAAAACCAAAGAATGCATCGCGGTCTACGTAAACTTCTTCTTGTTGAACTTTTGGTGCTTTTAAAGCTTCAAAAGAAGATTCAACAAGCATCTTCTGTATGCCTAGAGAATCAGAATCACCAGTAAGTTCATAGAGTAACGATGATAACGACCCGCGAGCACCACATGAAAAGCATATCCACAAACCTGTTGTGGCGTTCATGCTCCATGACGGGGAGTTATCTTGGCGTCCAACAGTACGAATGTGCACAGGGCATTTGCCTGTTATCTCTCTGTCGCCAACGCGCTTAATCTCAACGCCAACCGACTCAAGAACTTGAGCTAGGTTAATCGAATGATGGGTTGATGTAGTCGTCATAATCGTTTACTTCCTCAAACTCCATGGTAGCCCAATCCCATTTTACGTGTACTTCTCCAGTTGGGGCAGTTCTTGCTAGCACAACTCTGATAATCGCTTGATCGTCTACATCAGGATTTCGTTCTACACCAAGTATCAAGTCTGCGTCTTGAGCAAACGAAGATGTGTAACCGATTGCGTCCGCGGTTACGGCTCGTGTTTTTCTGTTCTGTAGCTTCCATGACAACACCTGTGTTGTTGCAACTACCGGAATATCAAATCGTTGGGCAAGTCGCTTCAACGCTCTGGTGATATTTGTTAAAGCCTGTGGTGAGCCTTTTGCCTCACCCTCTTCGTCGTCCATCAGGTACACACCATCTACAACAAGCAAGTCTGGTTGATATTCCTGAACCTTTCCTGCCAGTGCTGTAACTGTTGTCAACGACGATGTGTCCTCGCTAAACACAAAGGGTTGCATGTTCTTTCTTATACTCAGCGCACGTTTGATCTTTGCCATATCAGAGTTAGACAGGTCGCCCGAAAGGATACGCGTATACGGAACTTTAGAAATAAGAGAGTCATAACGAGCCTCTTGTTCCTCAATGCTCATTTCAAAAGAAACAAACAATGGGCGCTTTCCATGGATGTGAGCGGAGTTGGCAAGGATCAATGCAAACAAAGATTTTCCTCGCTTTGGTTCTCCTGCAAACACAATAAACTGTTGCGGACGAAGACCGTGTGTGATTCTGTCTAGCCCATGAAAACCTGTAGGTATGCCACGAAGAGCATTTGGTGTATTACGCATCTCTTCATAACGCGACATTCTGTTTTCCCAGTTTTGAATAATGTCAATGTCTCTAAGACGTGATGATTCAACTGAGGCTTTTTGAAGACCCGCCGCAAGGGCTGACATTGCTTCATCAATGTCGTTGTTGTTGATCGCGGGGATTGCATGGGATAGAGAATCCATGATGGTTCTCTGCCGGTACGCAGCGAGGACTTCATCAATAAGTCTGGAGAAAGTTTCTCCGGATGCATCCTCAAGATGTATGTCGCCAAACTCTTGTGAAAACACACGTTCAGTAGGAACTGCACCGTGAGTACGTTGGAAGTCAAGCAACCAAGACCAAACCTCAACCCAAGAACCAGTAAAGTGGTCTGGTTTTAGTCCGGCTCGTACCGGAGTAGTTATATCTTTTTCTTGAATTATTTTTGAAACTAAATACAGCTCACTGGAAGCCATCAGATTCTCCAAGCAGTGTTTGGTTGTACGACATGGGCTCGTAACCCTATCGTTAGTGCGTCGTCATCGTTGGCAACGTAGACGGTTTTTATTCCACGGTTGTAGCGAAGGTCAAGAGCATACTCCTCAGCTGAGGGGTAATACAACACGGTAGTAGTAATTCCTTTTCTGAGCAACCAGTTATAGATGGGGTCTACAGCATCTTGAGATAGAAATGTGATCACGTCAGTACCAATATGCAATCTGTTGGTGCAGTCAGCAATTGATCTGACGGACAAGTCATTTGGTTTCCACATTGGTATGGCTGAATCCCAGTTGTTGGCACGCTCGTAGAAACGATAACGAGTTTTAGAAGTAAGCCCTTCAGGTGGATTAGCAAGTACGCCTTCCCAGATACAGGCTTGGGAAATAATTGTGTAATCGGATATGTCTCCGCGTTCCATTACGAAACTCTAATCTCTGTCATCTCCGTTGTTGCGACCTTTACCCGATCCCCATAACGTCGATTGAAGTCCATTACACCCATCGTTGTTGTGATGATCATTGATCTGGTGTCTTCATATCTGCGCCTAATGAGGCTACCGATTTCGTGTGTTGAGAAATCAGTTTCTCTTTCTTGACCAACACCATCAAGCATGACAACATCAAAGACACCTTGAATGTACTTCAGTAAGTATGGCATTGAGTACATTTCAGGAAGTAGTCCACCATCCTGTTCAAATGTATCTTTGAGCATGTCGATATACCGATCGCTACTTACAAAGCGGCCAGAAAGCTCGTGGTTAGAAACAATCTCAGATAGGACTGCTTGAGCAACAACACTCTTTCCACAACCTGATTTTCCGTGTAGGAAAAGACTGTCACCTGGTTGATAATTATTCAACCACTTTGATACTTCAGATTTAGTGGAGTCACTTACTTCTAGATTTTCTAGAGCGAAGCTCGTCCATCTTGCTGGTATGCGTGTGTGGAACACACGTTCGTCTTTTGAGCGGTTACGCCACCACTTTTCAGATTTCCAATCAGTCGGAACCGGGAACGTCTGTGTTGGTACTTTCCGTGTAATAGCCATTTTCAATTATGCTCCAAAATTCATTGTCAATTTTTGAAAAGTCTGAGGTCCGTGACTCTACCCATTCCATGAACTCTTGTGGGTCATCAAACGATGCTGTGACCCAAGTCACAAAGTTGATAAGGTCTTCAAAACTTGCAAACGCAAACATACCGTCATACCCCATGAGAACCTCTTCGATAATTGTAAATTGCTGAAACAATCGTATCAGCTGCTGGTCTAAGGGTTGACCTAGTTTTTGCAAGCAACTCTTTTGGAAGTGTGGTATCAGAAAGAATTTTTAAAAGTTCTTCTTTATCGCAGTCCTCTTCGTTTAAGTGCCACTTAACCAGAGAGTTAAGTGCAGATAGTTTACGTTTAAACTCTGGATGAGAGAAGTCTGTGTAGGATTCAATTACTTTAGCAACTACTTCTGGATAGCGATAACAAGCATCCATTCCAGACATGATAACTGTTTTACGAAGATGCTCGTCTGCTGATGAATCCCACGGTAGATGTACATTATCTCTGTTGAAGTCATTGAGCATCAATGTCAGAACTGGGTTGGTGTTCTCATCTAATTCAGTTTCAACTTTGTCCATCAAAGATTGTTGAACTGCTTTGCTTGAGAACATGTGTACAGGAGAATCTGCTGAGCGCATTCGGTCGGTGCTAAAGAACTTGTCAATCATTTTTGCAATTGATGCCCGTGTAAGCCCAGAGTCTAGGAGTAACCGTATAGTTCTTCTGAGTATTTGTGTTTCTTGAAACGTGTACGAACACGCCATTACTGATCGTGGATGATAAACAAAGTAGTTTACTAAGTGATTTACTTCAGGACGTGGCTTGCGTTTAACCGGTTCATCACTCTTCACAACATCGTTTGGATCTGCGCCTAAAATCATGTCATTAACCTTACCATCTCCGCCATCGGCCTTTTGTAGTACTTCTGTATTTTCTCTGTTTAGTAATAGTATTACTCTAGGAGTTTCAGAAAACCCCTCACACGCTGGCAGTTCAAGCGTTTTAATAGGGTCATGTACGACCCTATCCCCTACCGTAGTAGGGGTCACTGATGCCCCCATGAATGGGTCATCCATGACCCTAGATGGGGTCACTGATGACCCCATCACTTGCTGAGTGTAATGTACTGTGTATGTGTTTGGGTTTGGTTTTTTATCAACAGTTACACTGATTACAAAGTTGTCAGCTAACCATTTTAGTGATCGTTTTACAGTTTCTTTTGATGTGTGGGCAATCTTTGCCAGCTCAGTCACAGACACGGTTACAGACTTGTCATGAAAGTTTATCATTGACACAATACATGTTAGTATCTGTAGATCACGTGGCTGTCCGTGCTCGTTTACGTAGGTCAATGCCCACTCAGGTACAGCGACAAAACGCCCACCAAATACGTTATTAGTTCCCATTGGACCACTGAGGTTAGCGCCACCTGTTGCTGTCCGCAACCATTGTCGAGATGGTATTATTTGGGGTGACCGTTTGACTAGGAGCACAATGGAAGAATTAATTAAAGCTTTAAAAGTACTCGTGTCGGACGTAGTTACATTTTACTTTATGGCCCATGGGTACCATTGGAATGTAGAAGGGCCTGACTTCAGTCAATACCACGATTTGTTCTCAGACATCTATGAAGACGCCTACGGGAGCATCGACCCTATTGCAGAGAACATCCGTAAGTTAGATGACTACGCTCCATTTAGTTTAAAGAAGTTTAATGAGTTAACTACGGTACAGTTTAAAGATGTTGAACCGTCCCCAAAAGCAATGGCAAAAGCTTTGCTTACCGCCAATGAATCTGTAATTAAATCACTTAATGATACCTTTAAAAAAGCAACTAAAGCAGATGAACAAGGTATTGCGGATTTTATATCTGGACGAATTGACATGCACAAAAAATGGGCGTGGCAACTCCGCGCTTCGACTAAGTGAGGTAACTATGACTGCTAAAAAGAAAAAGTCCGCTGCTTGGACTAGATCTGAAGGAAAAAATCCTGAGGGTGGTCTTAATGCTGAAGGCCGCAGATCTTATGAGCGGGAGCACCCAGGTAGCGACCTAAAACCACCCGTGTCAAAAGAAAAGGCAGCTAAATCCAAGAAGGACGCTGCCAGACGTGACTCTTTTTGTGCACGCATGGAAGGTATGAAGAAGAAGAACACTTCAAAGAAGACAGCAAATGATCCCAATTCACGGATTAACAAGTCTTTGCGTAAGTGGGATTGCTGATGGCCGCTAAAAAGAAAACTGAATCAAAAGTCAACGAAGCCGGCAACTACACCAAACCCGCTCTACGTAAACGCTTGTTCAATGAGATCAAAGCTGGCACCAAGGGAGGAGACCCTGGTGAATGGTCAGCACGCAAAGCACAACTGCTAGCCAAGCGTTATAAAGAAGCTGGCGGCGGTTACAAGGATTAATCATGGCCAAGAAGGAACCACAAAAAGATCTTGACAAGTGGACTAAAGAAAAGTGGCGAACCTCAGACGGATCAGAGTCAAAAGGAAAAAAACGTTATCTTCCAGATAAAGCTTGGGATTCGTTGTCTCCTGCAGAAAAAGCTGCTACAAATAGAGCTAAAGCAAAAGGCAACAGCGAAGGTAAACAGTTTGTAAAACAGCCTGAAGCAATTGCTAAGAAAACAGCAAAACATAGGAAGGGAGGTAAGTAGTATGTGTGCATCATGTGGATGTGGCCTCAAGGACAAGAAGGACCCCGGTTACGGCAAAGGTCCCGCCAAGGGCAAGAAGTCAGCACCTGCCAAGAAGGCAGCCCCCAAAAAGAAGTGAACTCATTGATTACCTGCAGTTGTAGGTAAAGAAAAAGCCCCAGGAAAAACCTGGGGCTTTTTTATTTGCAACTTGTGCAGATTACAAGTTTGCTTGATGATCTAAAACTACATCCATGATCTTTTTTAGTAGATCTTTATTCATGGAAAATCCAAGTTCTGTACCATCATTAAACATTAACAAAACAGTTCCTACATCCAAACTAGCAATCTGTTCTTCAATAGGTGTTCCTGTCAAGGCATTAATTGCTTCCTCTTTTGTCTTAACGTTAAACCCTGCGTTTGCAGCCATTCGTTTAACGGATACTGCTGGCATAACCTCAAGTGTTTCTCTATCAAAACTACTTGTGTCTAGATTTAACAAGTTATCAATGTGTGCGTCAGTGTTGCTCTTGGTTGTTAATTGCATAACACCAGACTGATTGTTAGAAGCGGGTATGATTAAATCTGAATCTTCTACAATTATCGGCACTAATCCGTTTGTAAGCTCAAGAGACTTAATACCCATACCCAACGCTGTTGATGCCAAAAACAATGAACGCTGTGGGTTTGACTCATCCCACATAATTAATGCAGCACTGTCCTTTGTTGCCTCAAGAAGAGACATGATTTCCATGTCTACTTCATCCGTTTGTTCTACAGATGCAGCTGACTTTTTAATTGCGTTTGGCAACGGTCTACCATCAGTAGCTTCGATGACTACGTATTCCATCTCGTTATCCAACAGCCAATCGTAAACATACTCAAGAGCTGGGGATATCTTTTTAGTTCCGTACCAAGGAATTACATATCGGCCTTTACCACTGTCCGTCAGTGACGCAACGATGACCTCTCTTGGAACATCAGAAGTTCCGAGTATTCCGTAAGTTGTGTTAGTACCCACTAAATCTCCTATCTAATATTTTTTCTGGAAGCTGCGTCTCCACTTAGAGTTAACAAGCGAAGGACTGAGTGCACTGTACCAGATAGTGCGGCAACTGCCGCTCCATTAATTAAAATATTCTCGGTAGAAATTAATGCGCATGCACCGTACGACAGTGACAGTGATGCAAGTAGTTTTACCCATGGCATGGCTTCTTTTGGTAGCAAGGAATCAATAAACTGTAATACTTTGTATACAGCTAACCCAGCTATAATCAAATCCATTTTAAACTCCTGGTATGTTGTCGTATGTTATTACGTATTTGTAAGTTGGTATCTTTGAAATAACGTTACTTGTGTTTTTGTAGTAACCATTACTGTACAGGGTTCCAGAAGAAATTGATTCGGTTACGGGGATTATGAACTGAAGGAGTCTGTCTATTACATTTTGAGTCTTTGCCCAGTTGGATGAGTACACGGATTCAGAATCGTTTGCTGTCCCCTTCCAACGATAGTCTGATATTGAGCCAGTTGACCCGATCAACCACCCACCACGAGATGTGTTTCCATCAAAGTATTCTCCAATATAGTCTCTTTCAAGAAGGGCGTATTGGAAGTCATTATAAGATATAGACACCGATCCAACAGAGTTAGCAAAGCGTATGCTTAAAACAGCATTTGTGTAGGACGTTACAGAAGAAGGTACTTCTAATCTCCAATAACTTTTTCCAGCATAAATTTGAGCAGTGCTATCCGTGGTTATTAACCCAGCAGATCCTCCAGAGGCACCCCCTGGTGCATACAAAGATACTGAGTTAATAGAATCTTGTATATACGCAGCAACATCTGTTTCAGGAGGTACAGAGATTGAAAAATACAGAATGTCTCCACCTATTACTTTTATGTATTTTGGAGAACCAGGACTTGCCGTAGAGGCTGTCTCAAGGTACGTATAGGTAGTGTCTATTGGGTCTGGAAAACTTGACCACCGTTCGGTAGTGGCAACTCCTGAGCTAAGTGTTTCGTTTGGCGTTGATCCACCACTGTACACCACGGTCTGTGAATCTCCTAAGACACCAGAATCATATGCTATTGCACTGTTTGTTACAGTTGGCTCTCCACCATCAAGGCCAGATGCAACTCCACTGGTGAATGCTGGGTCAGATAAAAGGTTTATTCTTTGTGGGTATACTTTTATTGTTTTAGCAGATTCGTTTAATATTACATCTGCTCCACACAAAGCTTCAAGGTGTGCTTCAATAGATGTTTTTGATCCTGCTTTCTTTTTAAGTTTTGAAAAACTTATTAAGTAATCTCTTAAACGTTGAGAACCTACGTCATCTGTTGTTAGTGTCACTCCTAAATCTTGAGCCACATAGTTAAGTAATTCTTCATCGGACACCAATGGGTCACGCATTGCTAATGCATACCGTAGCGTAGATTTAATTTTGTCCAAGTCCCAACTGAATATTGACAAATATTTTTGTAAATGCCCTGAATCTGCCTCGTCTAAAGCCCGGTAGTGTTCAGGAATTTTTGAGTATAGATCTTCCAAAGAATCCTGGTTACTGGGTAGTAGTACTGGCATCTTTGAAACGATCTCATAGTAGTCGTCTCCTTCATAAGATCTATATCTAATAAACATTGAATAGTAAGCCCATACACCTATAACTTCTGTATGAACAAAACTAGATATGTTACGCGTTTCAACTATTATGGAACCCTCATCGATAGTGTCTGGGCAACCATAGTTTGAATACACAATCAATACTGAGTATGGTCTTGTAGAGGACGGGTTAGTTGGGTCTGTATCATACAGAGTTAAATCCCAAGACAGTGTTACTTCATTGTAACTAGAAGCCGCTGCTTCAAAATAAGCAGCGTTGTATAGCGTATTACCAACCGGTACAGCCGTACCTAGAGTAGGTGGTACTTGAACGCCATCTCCGCGTATATAGGCAGCAGATGCTGCTCCAGTAGCACTAGCTGAACCTAAAGAAGCTCCAGATGGGTAGTACTGTAGGTATGAACCACCGCTAGGTGCTGTACTTCTAACTACAAAGGATTTGCGGGCCATTTGTTAGCTACCCATCCCTCCAGAGAACGTAAGTGTTATAGTCCCCTTTCGTAGTACGTGTGCTGGATCAAGAGCAGTAATAGTGTTATTTGACCCATCTTTTATTACAAAAGATGATATGTCAATGTAGTCAACACCAGTAAGGTTCATCAAAAGTTTGTAAACTTCACCCTTTTTTATTTCTTTTCCAAAGTCTGCGTTATCAAATGTAAATAATCCGTCCAGGGCGTTTCTTACATTTGCTTCAACCCAGCTTTTTACAAACCCTTCCGAAACTTGTATAGATGCAATAATATCTAATCGTCGCAAGGTAACTGAACTTGCAGCGACTGGCGTAACACCAACCATACTTCTAGTGGACAACTTGTCTACTACGTCTGTTTTAATGGTAGATGGAACAGTAATTGAGTAACTAGACGTTGTTAAAAAGTCACTCACATATGGCAATGCATAAACAGTTACAGAAGCTCCAGCCGAACTTCCAGCAGACGCTGGTGTGTATGCAGCCACAGCTTTGTAAACACCAGAAACACTTTTAGCTATATCAGCGTAGTCTTGGAGAGTTACGGCCCTATCTTGCGTGCGTATTGACGAGATAATGTTGGCTTTAAGACTCTCCGCAGTCTCCCCGTTGGTTCCACCAGTTGTTGTAGTGGAAGAGGAAATAGTTATGTAACTAGGGTGTGATTCAACAAACGAAGTTATTAAGTTAGAACCAAGGTTTCCATTTACGCCAGAACTTCTAGTGTACGAGGCTGTTATCCTAGATCCAGCCGGCGGCACAAACCCATTAATACGGTTACCAAAAGTTATTTGGACTGTTCCTGCTGAGGTGAGCTTTACAAGAAAACCTCTTGATCCAGATGACATATCTTGAGCATCTGCGTATTGTAGGTAGGGTACATCAACGCCGTCCTCAGTGACCGTTAATTCAATAGTGGAAATTGCTGGGTCTGCATTTGTAAGGATATAGGATTGGTTTGGAGCACCAGAAGAAGATGTTGTTAAAACATCATTAGTGGTTATTTTACCTTCAACTATTTCTACTTCTTCAGTAGTACCTGGCGCAATAGTTATTGCGTTTGTGGTGTAAAAGTTGTAGTTAATGTTGTCGTAAGTAGCACGCAACTGGGAGTTTATTGGCAAAGTGTATGCAGATGCACCAGAAGAGTTTGAAATATACACAGAACCTCTTGCTGATTCTCTACCGCTTGGTTTGTACCCAAACATGTTTGCGTATGCAATAAGGCTCTCTCTTTGCGTAGCAGTTGATATAAAAGACTCTCTACCAGTCCTATCGACATAGTAGTGTATGATGTCGCCCATATAAGACCATAGGTCTACAAACAACATACCAAAATCAGATGCATCTCGGTCAGTCCATTCGGGGACAACGGTTGATGCCCGAGCCAGAAGGTCTTGTCGGATTGTTCCGTATGTTCTACTTGCGTAGTTGAATGTTTGATCAGATGCCATTAGTTACCTACACAATCGTATCTTCTGTAATTATTCCAGGAACAGCAAGTTTAACTCTTCCAGTTCTAAATGTACCCAACGGTAGTTTGTATGTAACATACACATTTAGTGTTGGGTCGTCGCTAGTTAGTGAATCAAGATCAAAATTCATATCAATTATTTGTACACCAGATACTTGACTTTTTAAGTCATACATAGATTCTATTTTAGCATCAGCTAAAATGCTATCGGTAGGTACTTCGTTAACAAGCTTCTTTATGTCACTTCCAAAAGTTTGATTTAAAATGCGTTCTCCTCGTGAGGTTGTCAGAACACTTTCTATTTTTTGGTTAGCAATAGAAGATTCATCTGTGGTTGCGTTAACTTTTCCACCAACAAAAGAGAATGGTATTTTTATTGATTTCATAGATCACCTCAAACTAAATTCCAATATCTATATTTGATACAGCATACACTTTATTAAAGTTTTCCCCTTCAACTGCCACGATTATCTGGGAGTTATCTGCAGGAGGCCAATTTGCGGAAGGAGTCTTTGGGGTGTGTACTGCGATTGATTCGGTAGCGCCCAATAGGCTTGGTATCTTAACGTAGATATCGTTTCCAGATCGACGAACTACCAAAGCTCTGTGAAGGGTTATATCAGAACTAGGCATATTCAGAGACCTTTACTGTGCTGGCAACCCACTGCTCATTAAAATTCATTTTGTACTCCGGTGGTTCTTTAAAACTAGTGACATTAGATGTATCTATAATTTCACTAAATTCTTCTGATTTTGCTAAAACTAATTCTGTTACATAGTTTTCAGATTTAATAAAATGCGTAACATCAGATATGTACCAAAATCCGTCAAATTTTGATGAAAACCCATCAAGGTAAAGTATGCCACCGGGTACAGCTCCTCCGCCATACATTACATTAATTTTTGCGTTATAAATTGAGTTGTATTTATCGTAAGAATCAATAGTTCTTATTCCTTCTTCCAATGAGTTTAAAGAAAGGGTAAGTGGTTTTTTAAACAATTTTGGAGAATCAGATGACCCTGGAAAATACTCTGACGATTCATCAACAACTACATGTATATTGTTTTGCGAATCTAGAACAGTAACAACACTTCTACTTCTATCGCCGGAAGACGATATCTTTCCAAGAGTTGCTTCAAAGTTAAGAACATAAAATGGGCGGTTATCTTGAGTGTTGTTGCTGGTTAAAGCCCTGTGGAATGATGAAGTTCTCCCAGTAAACTTATTACGATCCCATAAATGGAGATGTGTTCCATGCAGGGAAAATGACAAACCAAACTTTTTGCAAACTCTATTTAAGAAAGACCAGTCACTTTCGTTTGATTGAACCAATCTAAGTGGTCGGTAGTCTTCCTTTGGAAAGTCGGCACTAAACCCATGAGTCTCGGCTATAAATGTGACTATTTCCGACAGTGTTGGATTTTCCCAAACTTTTGATCTAACTTCTTTCATAACCATTGAAGCACCAATGCAGTAAACTTTTACAAGTTGTATTGGGCTTTTGTTGATCAACCCATCTTTGGCGTTATGCATTGGCTCTACGTATGATACATACCCAACAAACTTTTGAGATGTTCCAAAACCTTCTCCAAGAGAAAAAGAAACGGGAACTCCAATGTAGTCTGTTACGGCAGCTGCCGGAACACCGGCCATTGTGACTATAAGTAGATCATGTTTGTTTTCAGAAAGAGCCAGTTCATGTTCAATAATTGTTGAATAGTCAACAGCAACACCGTTTAGTTTAAACACACAGTTTGCAGAAAACTTATTTATTGACGGTCCAATCATATTGGAATCCTAAGTGTTGTTCCAACAGGTATCCTATCTGGCCATTCAACTTGAGGATTAATGTCGGCAATTTCCCAGTAACGCGATTGATCTCCTAAAAATCGGATGCTTAATGACATAAAAGTGTCACCCTGTACTGATGTGTACACGGAATAGCCACTAGCAATAAAGCGCGTTCTTGAAGCTGTTTGTCCGGAGTCATCAAGAGTGTATCTGTCGGATGATAAATATTTTGTTTTCATATATCAAATTGGCACTATTGCCAACCCTCCCCATCCAAAGTTAAGTGACGTTTGTTTTCCAATTGTTCCCCCCAAAGCAACAAACGATGATCTAACACCACCGGGAGATGCCTGTTTGTAGATACCAGCTTCTGTTTCAATAGAGTATTTAACAACTGCGTCGACAACAACCGCAAAGTATTTACTGCTCAATTGGTGAACAGAGTCAACTAGTTGAAGAAGAGAGTCCAATCTATCTGCAGCGCTTCCTTGCTGATTAGCATACCCAGTAGTGATTTGGTAAACCTCTACAGGCATTCCTATTTGATCTCTAAAATTATTAGTTGTACCATTCCACCTAGGGTCTACTTTTTCAACTTTGCTGGATACACCATCGTAGTACAGAGCTTTTGTGTAGTTTATTGCATTGTTTACAGTACTCCCATACTCAGAAACAGCAGAAGCGTATGCAGCTGTAATTCTTGAGTCCACAGCATCTGCTATAGAAATATTTGATGAATTTTTAGTATTTATTGTAATAGGGTTTGGAGCCGTGTTACGTTTGTTTGTATCGTCATTAGAAGAACCCATGTCCATCGACCAGTTTTGCGGATCTTTTGCGTAATCATCCCATTTTTCTTTTGTGCCAATCTCTTTAGTAATTCCATACTTTCCTACATAGAGAGCACTAATTGACTCTTTTGAGAGAGATTGAAAAGGCGTTTGTCCTATGTTTGTAGACAAAAATGAATTAGCAGCACCTTCGGTTGAAAATGGCCCAAAAAAATGAACTTTTATTTCAAAGTTAAGTTTTGGATTTGATGACTGCAGTGCTTCAAATATCTTTTCTTTTATTCTAGTTTTGTCTGCTTCACTTGGGCAGACACGCACTGAAAGTTGCGGTTGAAACGCGGGAGTTCTAGTGTATGTAGGGGACTGTAGTGAGTACGTTGGGTCATACTCTCCACTTCCAACTACGAACTCTTTTGAACCAACACCTGGTGGTGCTCCAACATACTGGGCTACAGTTGGGCGAGTATACCAAAAGTCTTTTGTAGCAAATAACCATAATGGTTGGTAAGCCCAGCCAACACGAGTTGATATGTTATTTAATTTTGATTCATAATACACTATAGAGTTTTCACCAGAAGAAGAACCACTTGGTTGTGTGATTACCCTTGGATCACTAGAAAACCCTACTACTGTGTTTGAAACAGCTGAAGAAAGTTCAGTACCTACGGCTCCAACCTCGGAAACCGCCGTGCGTTCATCCTCGGTGTTTTGCCTAGCTGTTTCATCAAGTTGCTCAGTTACAAATGTTTTTGCTCTAGCAAACCCTAAATAAGTTGCTTGCATAGTTATATATACTTTGCATTGAGTAGGTATCATTTTTGTACTAAATTTAGTAAACAATACTTTGGTACCCATAACAAATCCATCAACCATAAACACAGGGGAGAACACTACTCGACATGGTTGCGGTATTAAAAATGCAGAGTTTCCAATATTAAAATCAGCAAGGAAACTGTTAATTGACGTTGGATCAGACGTTAGTTTGTTTAGGAAGTCGGCAGTTGCAACTGAGTTGGGATCATCGGAATACACATCGTCTTCTGGGTTTGTAAGAGTTTTATTTGACGTGAACGCGTCACTTTCTGCGTTGTATTGAACGTTTAAAGAACTATAGTTTTTTATAGCAAATGCTTTAGCATCATTTTTTAGTTTTACTTGCTGTGCGGCTAGTAGCTCTTCACTAAGGCCTTGGCCTATTATTGAATACAACACTCTTAAATCATGAAACACACCAACAGTACCTGGTGATGTTGAATCTGGTATAGGTTCACCACCACGAGAAACGGTTTTGTATGTCTGTGTGTTAACTTCCATTGTCCTGTCAAAGATTAGTTCAAAGTTGAACATTGCATTACCGGCCATTGGTTGGCGTAGCTGTTGAGGATCTTGGAGTATCGGAAGATACATGTCTTTTCGTGCTTCAATTACGTGTTCAATATCCTGTGGGTTAAACTGAAAAAAACACCTAACGTCAGGGAATCTTGGTTGGTTTTCACCAAGATCGGTCATTAGGTTTCGCATAAATCCACGCGTTAATGTAACGCTCTCAGCGTTAGCGTCGGACAATGCACCTTTTTGTAGATTAGCACTACTAGCAACCCTAGCAATATTAGTTGGAAATTGAAATGCTTGGTTTTCAACGGTTTGACCGTTAGTGACTTCACCCTGTCTTACGCCAGGAGGAAGCTGACTAAATAAGCTATTACGATCAGTCTTATAAGCCATGACTATGATCTCCTAATTTTATCAAGGTTGGTTTCTTGTTCAATTAATTTGGCAATTCGTTTTGCCATTAATCTTAGGTCATATTCACTAACACTGCCTGAAGCCCCAGTAGTAGTCATGTTAATTACTGGAGATATAGTTATAGTGCTACCTTGTTGAACTACAGGGTTATTACCAACAACCGGAGTTGCAGCAGCAGCAGTTGATGGCATAGAAATTGGAGACAATGTAGAACCACTCATTGATCGCTGTGGATCTCCAGAATAACCAGCTAGTTTTTTTCCAAAATCCATTCCATTTATATTGTAGAGCCCTTTTACCCCATAGTCAGGATCTTGGTAGCGATTTGCATACCCGTTAAAAATGTTAAGCATTGTTTTTCTGTTTACAGATGACAGCACTGTTCTAATTTGGTCAATTGTTGGACGTGGTTGAGCCAAGATTCCCATAAGTGCTTGGTTGTTTGTGCCTAAATGAAGAGCAGTGTACTCAACGCCTTGTTCAAAACTATCAAAGTTTTGTACTGGATACATGCCACCACCATTACTGTTATAGTTTGTTTCGGCTCTCTCGTATCCAGTAGACGGATCAACTCTGTTGTTTCCAGAAATGACGTTCATTGGGTTATAGGAACCACCTGTTCCTTCTTTATCTGACCATGCTCTAAGAAGCATTACCTTCTCTGGTGTTACTGTGTAACCCCATCTTCTAAGAAGCGCTTCAGAAAATCTATTTATATCTACTCCAAATCCAGGTCTAAATGAGTTTGTGTAACGACTGCTACCTTGCATAGCAACATGTGTGTTCTTAGTTGCCTGTTCAATACTTAAACCTGTTTTTCCTAAGAATTGACTTAAGGTCATATCTTTTGTCCAAGCAAGCTGCAAGTGGTGTTCTTCGCCTTCTCCATTGACTAGGTTAAATCTCCATTTGTTGTTTCTTACCCACTGAGCAACTCTTGGATCAGACATATCAATGTCTGCGGCCATTCCAATTTCATGTAAAGAAGTTCCTGGCACAGCTACTGGAGGATCACTATTTTGAGGCTTTTTCATCCAATTAGAACCATAAAAGTTTTTAACTTTATAGTATTTACCATCAAAAGCGTCTTTGTATTCTTTTACCCCAGGTGGTGCTACTTGGTATCTTTCAAGGAAAAGTTTTAACTGTTCATCGGTAGAACGGCGACCGCTTACAAGGTTGATGTCCAAGCCAGCCTCAACCATTGCCCTGTCAGCCATACTGTTTATGGCTTTTCTAAGGGCACCATTTAACTCATTAAACTCACCACTATTTTTTATAGTGTGTTCACTTTTACCGCTATATTGAGTTTGCAAAAATGAATCGCTAAAGGTTGACTTTAACCCAGTCCTAAACACATCGTATTGACCAGCTTCCCAAAGCTGCAAAGGAGCGGTTTCTGGGTCTGGAGTTATTGCCGCAGGGACATCAGGAGTTATAGGTATTGCTGGTGTGCCTGCTGGCACAGTAGCTGTACTGCTACCAACAACAGTAGAACTACTTGAACGTGGTGTCCAGATAGACGATGCAAAGTCATCACTTGTGTTGGGGTCACCAAGTATTTTTCCTATGCCGCTAAGAACGGCTCCACCAAGCAATAACCCACCAGCAGCTCCACCAGTAGCTAAAGTTGCAACACCCATGCCAAGTAAACCCATTCCTCCTGCACCGGCTAATCCACCAAGCAACTTTTGACCTACTCGACTTCCGGTTCTTGCACCAATAATCCCTTCCATTGCGTGTTCAAACTTAGCCATAGCGTCAGTAAGTCTTTGGGTCTGCCTTTCAAGTTTTGCATAAGCGTCCGCTTGGTCTCTATAAAACTGTTCTTCACGCTTGCCTCGTCTGCGTTGGGTCTCCTCTGCCTCCATAGCGAAGGTGTCGTCAATACCCATAAGTTTACGATCTTCTTCTTTTGTTGGATCGTATGTACCTTTTCCACCACGTTTACGAAACGCTGCGTTTGATTGGGCAAATCTTAAAACTTGTTCTTGCATATCGCCAGTAACACCCATTTGTGAAAGGGTTGCTCTTGATACCGAACCCGGGGCCATTGCTGTTGCTGCAAGTTTAGGGTCCATTAACCCAGCGCGTTTTGCAAGGTTTTCAATCAGGGACTGAGTTGAACGCTGTTTACCACCTGGTCCAATTAAACTCATACCAGTCATCATAAACATTTTGTTTACAGTCTCTGGATCAGCAAGGCTTTCAATGATTCCAGTAGCTCCAGCAGCCCCCATTGTAAACCCACTCAGGGTTCTCATGAACTCAACGCTTCTAGCCTGTCCAGCCGCGTTTATGCCCGTCCTTGCTTGTAAGTCCATCATCTCATTGATGCCGTTAACGCCAAGTTTGTATTGGGTTAATGGCATTCTTAAGTTATTCATAACCCCACTTTGGCTCATACCAGTGAGTTGCTGCATAACCAATGTGCTCTTGTCTGCGGCTAAGGTGTAGGCTCTGCCAGATTCAACACGTTTGTCAATTGCTTGGACAATTTGGCTACCTAGACTGCCAACTATTGCTCCAATGTTTCCGGCCCCAAAACCACCTGCTCCAAGCTGTCCGGCAGTACCAATTGCACCAGTACCACCACCACCGAGGATTCCAGGAACACCTGGTGCTCCAGCACCTGCTGCTCCTCTTAAGAACTGCGCCGCAAATCCGGAACCAAGTGGTGACCCAGCTGCAACCGCTGATATACCTGGTGAAGCTCCTCCTGCCGCAACAACAGCGTTTGGTGCTGGAACAACAGGAGCTGGGTGGCTTGGCTTAGACCCAGCTACGGGAGTGCTTCCAACACTTAATTGGCCGGCACCTCCTGCTCCTCCTTGACCACCGCTCCAATGCGCGGACTGGTCGTATACTTGAACAAGGCCCATTTCTTTCAAGCTCTTCATAGCTTGTACAGCTTTGCCCAAAGATACAGCTAGACGTTCTCCCTCTTCTTTTGCTTTCTTGAGGGCGTCTGTAATGTTTTTTAGATCGGTGGTGTCGGCGTTAATACCAACTTCAGCTCTAGCCATCGACTGGGTTTCTTTTGAAACCATTTTCTGAATGTCGTCATCAGTTGCCATTAACCACCTCCGTCCGTTAGTCGCCACTTAGCCATACGAAACCAAAAATCTCTTTGGCGGACGCTCATGTCCTGTATGTCGTTTAAACTAAACCCTTTGTATACAGAGGCCACACCTTCGTATTCCCAGTATATACTTTTTAGATTAGGCGAGTAGAAGGGATACCCAGTCGATATTTACAGTTATATCAGCGCCACAATGCACGCACTGGGTATTCACCTCCCCTAGCTTGGGGCCAACTTTTGGTGAAAGTAGAGCCTTTAGTACTAGGTTTCTATCGTTCATAGATAGGTTTTTTGCCCACTCTTCGTTAAACAGGGAGTCTCTGTGCTCAGGCCACACCACGCAACGAGATATTAATATTGTACTTTGTTGAGCTGTGGTTTCACCTTTACCCATTGCAATGTTGTCTGAACCGACTGGGTACCTAAACTTTACCTTTTTTCCTTTTTTAAATACCACTTCAAAAGGTTCACGTAGATTTTCTTTTGCTGTTTGCATTGGAAAGTCAGTGTCAAGTTCGATAGTTATCGAGTTTGGTGTTCTACAAGAATCACATGGATATGTAAAAGTGCGCTCTGGTCCGTAGGTTGCCTTAATGATTCCAAGCAACAACGTGTCTCTGTCTCCGGTGATTAGCTCTTCAATAAGGGATTTGTTTCCTTGAATCTGTGTATCACCAATACGCACAGTAGCTCGGCTAACTAATTGATTAACGTACATGGCGTACGTTATTGTTTTGTTACTTTCAAGGGATGCTAAAAACTCTTCGTCTTTACCTGTAAGTTCTCGAACTTCGGCTGTTGTTTGCCATTGCCCAGTGCTGGGGTTTAACAAACCTCTGTGGAGCTCAACAATTACTGTTTCAGGTAAAGCAATTGAAGGTGCTGGGTCTTTAAATGCGTTATCAAACGACTCAACTTCTACTGAGTTTTCCAATTTGTTCTCCTTGTTATTTTATAAATTAGTTAACAGATGCAAGGGCAGCAATATCTGTTGCGTTCCAAGCAAGTTTAAACCCTTCATGGTGAACTGTCAATTGTTGAACAATGATGCCTGAGTCTCCAGCTGAAAGGTCGCTGAGGGTGTAGGCACCAGGCCAGCAGTTAAACAACTTAATACCAAGACGTGCTTTACCAAGGTTGGTTGCAGATGATGGAACAACACCAGATTCCTGGTAGTTACCAACTGAGTGAGGGTGGTCAAACACACGTACAAGAATATGGCAACGATAATCGTTACCATTATCTACGTTAGAATCTGACCCTGCGTTGTTTGCAGCTTGGTTCCATGAGTGAATAAACTCTGACCACTTCCACAAATGGCTTTGTTCGGCAATTACACCACGACTAAATGTAACTGGTCCAAAGTCGGACTGGCCTACTAGTTTATGAGTGTGGGTGTTCATCCCACCCTCTCGGTACCCAACCATTTGGTGCTGTACTGAAACACCGGTCATGGCCGCAAAACCAAGGTCTCCAATCCCGCTTAGGACAGTAGCGAGTCTTGTGTTGCTGGTGGGTTGAATTTGGACTTGGAACTTAAAGTTCCTTACCGGATCTGTGCTCGCTGAACGTGCCATTTAATCATCTCTCCTTATCAGAGTGTTTCTGTTGCGTTTGAACCACCGGTCCATTGGGACAGGTTTATTACCACAAATTCGGCTGGGTATTGGAGTGCAACGCCAACCTCAATATGTACTTCTCCATTGTCAACTGTTACAGCCGTGTTGTTTGACTCATCACAAATTACGTAGTAAGCCTCTGAAGCGTTCTTACCCTTAAGGCCACCTTGACGCCAGAACTCTCCAAGCAAAGCTGAAACCGAACCAGTGAGTTGATCCCAAAGTCTTGAGTCGTTTGGTTCAAACACTGCTGATGAAGTACCTTCCTTGAGTGCTTGCTTAAGGTAGTTCAAGGTTCTACGAGCTGAAATGAACTTGCCTGGAGCTGACTTGTCTAGGGTGCGGGCACCATTGATGATGATTCCACCACCTGGAACGGCTTTCAACACGTTCACATTGTATGTTGAGTACAACGTGCCAGTTTGGGCCTCAGTAAATGAAGTACCAAGACCAAGGGCGTTGCGAACAGTTACGTTGTAACCAGCTGGGCTTTTGGCAACATTACGCTCAATCTCTGTGCGGACGTATGTACCAGCAATTGCGCCTCCTGGAGCAGTTGCGCGTACGGCACCAGGACCAGTCTTAGAAGGATCAACCATGGTTAGGTGTGGGTAATACACAGCTCCGTAGTTAGAACTTGTGTAGCTTCCAACTACAGAACCACCAATGGTAGAAACATCTGAAGCGGTCATGTCGGGATCAATGATCACAAATGAGTTACCACGCGATTCTGCCTTTGACAAGAACTGGTTAATGATAGTTGCAGAAGTTTTGTTAACTGCATTAAGTAGCAAAACTCCTTCAACTGCATCAAGTTTACTTAGTGCTGTTACATAGTCAGAATCCTGTACGGCGCTTCCGTTAGATCCATTAGTAAAGCTTATGGCTGTTGAGTTAAATACCCAGCTAGAGTTTGCTGTAATGGATGAGCCTGCTACAACACTAGCAAGGTAACTTGAGTAGTTATTAAGAATAGTAACAAAGTAACGGCTATTTGAAATGTCTGGAGACAAGTCGTTCCAACGTTCAACTTCTTCACCGCTAAGTTTAATAACGAGGTTAAAACTGGGCATTACTGTTCCAGTAGCAGCAGTGTTACCATTTGAAAATTCAAGAGTAAGACTGTTGCCCCAGGCACCCTTGCTCTTTGCAGAAGCAGTAAAGAGTGTTGCTGAAGCATTACCGGAACCATTAGGGTAGTATCTTGCAACCGTAGTAGCAGTTACTGCAGTGCTTCCAATTACGCGAGTTATCCAGGCGTCTCTACCACCGTTTGAAAAATAGTGGTAAACAGCAAAACCAAGATCAGAGGTTTGAGAAAGATCTCCATAGAGGGTCTTATATTCTGACCATGATTGCACTAAAGTAGCGTCTGAAGGGCCTCGCGAAGCCTCACCAAAAAAGGCAGCGGCTGATCTTGAGGTTACTCCTCTACGAACCTTCGGCAAAAATGCCGACTCGGATACGTATACTCCTGGATTCTTATATTCAGGCATTTAAAACTCCTCTGAAATTTGGGGTGTTAGGGTGTGAATTTCCGTATCGTTATCATATATATTACCAACTACAGAAGCTACCTTCCTGATTGATGTCAGATCAGTTGCAGCTATCTCAGCGTTCATTTGGATTGTAAACATCTTTCTAAATATGCGTTTTCTATAACCAGATTCTCTATCCAATAGGTCAGAAGTAGACCATGACATCAAATCAAACCTTCTAATAGTACCATCTTCAGGTATTTCAATAAAGCCCTGCCTAAACGGCACTACTCTACGTAGTATTTTACTTGAAAGTTGCCGGTCATGCAGAGCGCTTCTGGTATGCGTGGTTATTTGGTAAACCAAACTAACTGGTATAAATGAGTGTACAGCTAAAACATTAGAGTTATTTACCATTGACGACATCTCAGATGCAGTTAATTCTGATGGGTAGTAATTAATGTAATTAGCATTATTTGAGGCTGACGCACTGTTGCTGTAATACAGAGTAGTCTCTGATAACTGGCGTCGAGTGTCATGAGATAACCCCACCATTTCGACGGTTATAAATGGGTATATTTTCTCTGTTTCGCCTTCTGGGTATCTAAAAAATACTTGAACTTCTCTACTTGCGTTTCTGTCGTCAGATACAGTTAAGTTGCTAAACCTGTTTTTTACAGCGGCATCTTCTGCAAGGAGAAATCCCTTATTAGGCATGAGCACCACCTCTAGATAGCCCAATTTTGGCAAACTCTTCTTTAATAAATGGTATTAACTTTTCCTGAGCTCGTATTGCTGCCATACGTATAACTGGTGCTGGTGGTACCTCAGGTGTACCATATTCAAGATGTGTTGCATCAGGGTGTGGTGAGTAAATATTAACGGTCATAGTTTTTTTGTCAAACTCAACCACTATAGTTGATGCAACTTCACCCCAGTTGGGAGCTGCTTCTTGCCTGACCTCTTCCTGGTACTTACTTACGGCTTTTTCAATGCCGTCATTAAATTTCTCTAGCCGAGTAATCCAGGAATGTATAGCCCACGGCATTCGTGGTTTTGGCTTTGAGATTTGAACGTCAGAACTGGACGTAGGAGATACAGATTTAGAATTCCCAAACATTGGGTCTCCTTACAGTTCTAGGCGTTGACTGTTATAGCGCTCGCTATAACTATCTTAATTTTACCCTATTTGAGGTAAGGATGTAGGCCACGGCAAGTTGTTGCTTGTAAGAGTAGGAAATGTGTCATCATTGACAAACTCCTGGTCAACATACAATTCTTGACCTTGCAGTAGTACAAACACTTCCTCTTTTAGGCGGCCCCTAACCCTGTAGTCAAACACTGAATAAAATCGGCCATCATACATAAAAACGTCGTTTAAATGCTCACGGTATTCCCACACATTTGATATACCAGAATCTCGCATAGCTTTTATTGGTATAAAAGCATCAATTGTTTCTAAAGTTAGACGACCTTCTGGAATTGCTCTACGCTGGTCTTCTGCTTCGGAAACCAAAAGCACTGGTAAAACAACACCAGTTTTATACTTGCGTCCACCAATACCTGATGGAGACTCGTCGTACACATCGTCATACACACTGTTTGTAGCTGCGGAAGTTCCTAGTGGAACAAACTCATACCATACAATGAATTCTTCACCAGCTTCTTTATGACGCTTTGTGAAATGCTTGTTTATTAATGAAAGTTCAGTATGAAGGTTCATCAGTAGAATGCGTTGGTAGTAGCACCAGATGGTGGTGTTGTGTCAACATACACGTCTTCGCGTAGTCGGTCTCCCTTAACTTCTGGAGTAACGATGCCATCATCAATTTCTGGCCATAGCCGTTCCATTGGAGAAAAATCGCCAAGTTCTTTTTGCTTATACAACGGAACAAGACGATTAGTAGTGCGAGAAACTCTGCGCAAGTTCATAACCTCAAGGCGGTCAAATCCAATGTTAAGGTTTGCGGCGTGACGTTCGTACTCTTTTTCCCATTGTGCCAGCAAACCTTGAACCATTCTAAACCTTTGGCTGGCTGGAATATGCACGGATTCCGAAGTAATGACGTCAATGTCCCGGCTGTATTCAGTCATCAACGCCCACAAACATTCACATATAGCTGCAATACCAATTGCGTTTATCACTACATCGGCTAATTGGTCAACCGATAGGTTAATTGTGTGTAAGTGTTTTTCTAGTGCGCGTTGAGTGTAGAAAGATAAATCGGTCGGGGTTACCCATTCATAGTAGTAGCCTTCTACCATAACCTTTGTTCCAGAAGAATATGTATTAGATAGTCTTAGTACGCCGTTTCTTTCATCAAGACTATAATCAGTTGCGCTAAGTGCAGATGCAGAGCCAGATCCCGTTGCGTACACAGCAACCCATAGTGAGTCTGAGTCAACATTTATATGACTTAAATCATAAGTTCTACCAACAATATCAAAAGACGTTTGAAAGAACTTAGGAAAATCTCGAAGATAAGTTCTTGCTATATTTTCAATGTCTGTAATTGTTGCCATGATATAAGTTTACCTTATGTAGGGGTATCTGCAGAGTCTTTACCAGGCACTGTTTTTTGCAACGGTTGGTTTAGCGCCGGCTGTTCAACCCGCATAGACGTAACAGCTGTTACTTTTCGTAATTTAATTTGGTCAGCAGTACCAGTTGGTTTAGGCAGTTTTTCTGTCATTTTGCTCTAATAAACCAGCGCATACTAATGTTTGGTGGTGTATAGGTTATTGGAGAACCATCTCCTGTGTTTCCCGTATTACCACTGCTGGCTCCGGTTGCAGCTGATGCATTAACAAGGCCGCCACTTGTACCAGTATAATCTGGAGTCACAAACACGTGCCTATGACCAGTGTGCTCAGTAGTATTAAATGTATAGTGAACTTGCATTCCTTGTCCAACAACACCGGTAAGACCATCAGCTATTAAGTCATTAGTTGCTGAGCCAGGAACAACATACCCCTTCAACCAGCCCAAAGTACCACCGTACAAAACACCTGTTATTGCTTGACCAAGCCTAGTAACAAAACCAATACCTTCTGATGGTGTTTCATCTTGTCCACCCAAAGGTTGATGACTATGTTGACCATTGGTCACTGTTTCTCCAGAACCGTGACCATGTGCCATATTGTGTGTGTGGTCACCAACAGGATGTGTATGCCCATTCAAACTGTGGCTGTGCGCGGGCAAATTACTAGTAGATATATTTATTGTTGAACTACCACCAATTGTTCCTGCAGTTGAACTGCCAGATACAAAGTTTGATGTAGCGGAATACATATTTGGAAGTTTAAACTGTGTAGTAGTGTCTGCTCCATAAGTAGTTCCAAGCAATACGGACAACTCTGAATAAGTTGCTTTAGATACCATACTTCCGTCACACTCTAACCAATAAGATTTACCAGCTGGGTTGGGGCTAGTGGAGTTACTTGGCCACATTATTATTGCGCCAATGGGTGTAACAGAGCCTGAATCACCGCTCAACAAAAGTTCAACCCAAACCCCATCTCGTTTTACGTAAACCCCAGCAGAGCTGGCTCCAACCGTGGTTTTGTAATAAAAGTCTCCATCAGAACCAATGCCGTTTGATGGTATTGCGCTACCACGCAAAGATGTAGTTGACGGAACATTAACACGTTTGTCAATGATGTTTGCGTTAGATGGAGCGGTTGTTCCTTGTCGGAACACGACTGCTAAGACAACATCGTTTTCTGTTATGTAAGTTGAGGTACTTACCCCAGTTGTTGTAAGTAGTCTAGCAGCAGACTTTGGATATGTTGGGTTTGTAACACTTTGTACACCATCAATAATGGTTATTTCTGATGTGTTTGTTGCAGGGTTACACCTTATAACAACGACATCAAAACGATACCCAGATGACGGGCCGGTGCTTAAAGCCTTACTTGAATCACCAGATACTGTGTACACTACTCCACTTAGCGCAACATACCCACTAGCGATAGCTACCGCTCCAGATGTTGTAGAAGCAGTTACGGCACAACCAGACAATACTCCAGTAGATCTATCGCCCAATATTTGAAAATCAAGTGAGTCTGGCTCAGCCTGATCAAGGGCAATAAACTTAGTACCGTCAACATCAGTTGCGTTGGGGATTATATAAGGCATTTACACCTCAAGCCATAGTGTCGTAGATGTTTCCGTTTGCGCGAAGATAGTTAAAAAGATCCTTAGGAAGCTTGTAGGTCTTACCGTCTTTGAAGTCAAACTTGGCTTGGCCCCAGATCATGAGCCATGTACCTTTTACTCTTGCCTTAACAAGATCACCGTCGGTGTTAGAAACCGTAATTGGCTCTTCAACGACTACTTCGTCTTCTTCCTGATTTTCTGCTGGTTCTGCCCAATTTGTAGTGGTTGTAATTTTACGAGGCATTGTATTCTCCTTTTTGTTTTACCATATAAAGCAATATGGTGGGGGAATTACCCCCCACCATACTACATCATCTGAACGTTAAGTTCAGGAAATTGCGCCACCGAGTGTGTTTAGAATCACACGGCTTTCGTGGGTGATGACACCGAAGCCCCAGATGGCGTACCAAGCAAGACCGTGCTCACGACCAAAGTCGATGACACCACCGTCACGTAGCTCAACCGGTAGGCTGATTGCGTGACCGAAGGCGTTGTCACCGATCATGATGGCGTTGTAAGCGTCGGCGTTTTCTTGGAAACCAGAAGTAGCACTGGTGTCAAGGGTTGAACCCATTCCGTACAGAGGAGCAGTTGATGCAGTAGCATCTAGGCCCTTCTTGACTTGGGTGGTTTCAATGAAAACTACGTCGTACAAACGACCGATTTCACCAAGCATGAAGTTGCCGGGAGCGGCGTACTTGGTGACTTCGATGAATTCGGGCCAGTCACGAAGTGAACGGCTCTGACTTGGGTGTACGAAACATACGTAGGTGTCACCAAGGCGTGGGATGTTCTGTCCGGCGAGAACTTCAACGGCATCCTTGATGGATGCTGGGCTGAGGTAACCGGGTGAAGAAGCGGTGCCAAGGGTACCGGCGTCGTAGGGGCTTATTGCTCCACGGGTAGAAGCAGCCGTACGACCAAACACAACGCTTGGAGGAACTGCTGATCCACCGCCGAACGGTACACCGTTCTTGTAGAGGGTGTTACGAGCTTGGATGTCCATGCTCTGGGCCATGTGACGACCAAGTAGACGAGAAGCTGATGCCATGACGTCATCGAAAGATGCGTTGAGCAGCAACTCGGTAACAGCCACAGCCTTACCATGCTCGCTTACGGTGATCTGAATTTGGCTTGCGGACAAAGCTACGGGCTCCATACGGGTGCCTTCGCTAAGGGTAGCTCCTGCTGACTCATCAACTGAAAGGTTGTTGTAACGCATGAAGTTGATGGTCAAACCGGGCATGACACCGAGTTCGGTCTTCTTAACAGCGAACTGTTCAAAGCGAAGTACGGGCATGGCCTGGAAAAGGATTTCCTTTGACCAAATTTGCTGGATTGCTGGGGATAGAGCGGAACTACCGTCAGTATAACCGGTCACTGAACCGGTAGCTGTACCTGTAATTGCTCCACCTGCGGGTGCGGGTAATGCCATGTTAATATCCTCCGATGGATAGGGTTAGTTTGGGTTTAGTAACGTCCTCGTTGCTGAGTCCGTGTTGCTGACAGTAATCTTTCACGCATTTTTACATATTGATCCATCGGCATATTGCGGATATCCTCCGCGCTGACCGTTTGGTAATCCGTTTGGTTGTCCAGTGGCCCAGACGGGGGAGCCGTTACCGGAGCCCCCTTCAAACGAGGGGTACTCGCCTGCTGGATTGATTCAATTATAGCAGTACTTCTATCACGAAGTACGGTGATGCTGTTTTCAATCTCCTCTTCAGTATTACCTGAAATAAGATCACGCAGCTCTGGAATGATCGTCTCTGATTCCGCCTGGATTCTTCTTTGGCGGTAAGACTCTAGTTGCTGGAGATAGCGCTCCTTATCAAGCATGGCTTCTTGCGCCTGACGTTGCTTTTCTAACTCAGCAAACTTCTGGCCCCATTCGTGCTCAACTTGGTTGATGCGCTGGCTCCACTCATCCTCTTTCTTTATGAGGAGTTCTTTGGCGCTCAGTTCTTCAAGCTCACGTTGACGAATGAGTTCAGCTTCCTTCTTAGCGCGATCTTCGGCTTCTTTAATAGCCTTTTCACGCTCGCTACTAAGAATGTTTAGCTTTTCTTCCATTGACTTGACACGATGGTCAGCGTCTTCAAGACGCTTATACATCTTTTCCTTCTCCTGTTGGCGCACCTTTTGGATGTCCTCTTCGGAGAAATACTTTTCTTCCTGAACCTTTGGAGCCGGCGCTTCTTCCGGATCTACGGGAACCTGAATACCATCTTCAAATTTTGACATAAGTTAACCTCTTTTAGTTGGGCTGATAATGACTGTTTTAAAACAACTATTTATTCTTCATCAGGAACACGGCGCTGGGCGAGCCTAGCTCCGTATGCCTTTGCAACTATATTGTTTACCATTCCTTCTACAGGACCACCAACTGCTTGAGGACCAGGTAATGGACCTCCAGATTGTGGTGAACCTGCACTTGTTACATTAGCACCTCCAGCGGGTACCGTGCTGGTACCTTCGGGGCCAGGTAACAAGCCTGTGGCAAGCATAACTGCTTGGTTAATCTGTGCGCGAAGCATGTCAAGCGCTCCCTGATCAACAGCGTCATCTCGCAGTTCTTCAAAAATCTCAGCAAGTTTTTCACGTGGGAATTCTTCACCAAGAGTACGCAAAGCGCCTTCTTTGGATTCAAGACCCATTGCCATTTTGGCCTGAGCTTCATTAAGTTTAATGAGTACATCAACTGGCAGTGGTTCTGGCCAGTGAACCTGTGTCTTATAGGTAAGGGGATCAGATGGATCTAGTTGTGGTAGTTGATCGCCCTCTGGGGCCTCAGCTTTAGAGGGGTCGTATATAAGCAACTCTGGTTGGAAAATAGCAGCAGTTCTTATAATTATTTCATTAACTTTCTCTAGACCTTTTGTAAAGTGAATCCGTTTCATGTTATAGCGGTTCATTAGAGGTTGGTACTGAATAGACAGCGCCACACCAGACGTGTTTGACACCGGCTGGAATTGACCTAATGCAGTCTCAGGTACACCTGTTATTTCATGCATTACACGCTTTAAGAATTGAATGTACTGAAGCGCTCCAGCCATGTCACCACGAGATTCTAGGTTGGTTACAGATGCATCCTTTGGCAAACCTGCCCAAACTTTCTTTGGACCGCGTTCAAGTTGACTGGCTTTTGCTCCAATAATGATTGTTACCGGAGCTGCGTGATAGTTAATGATGTCCGATATTTCGGTCATCTTTTCGTTTAACTCACGGTTTAAGGGGATGATATCCCAGATATCAGACTGACCCCAAGGTGACGAAGAGATTGTCATATTTGGTATATGCACTACGGGAATACGACCAATTGGATTAGGGTACTGATCTACTAGTTCGTCATTGATGTACTGTTCAATGCTGTCATCAGTAAGTATTTCTGTAAAGGTGTATACCTGGCGTGTTCCTTCAGGTGAAGTACCCCAGAATCGGTATTTAAGTTTAAACCGAAGTAGTCGATCACGGTCGTGTGGGTGATACTCGGGAAAACAGTGCGCTGGGTTTAGAGGAATTACTCTGATTCGTCCCTCATTCATGATTCCTAGTGGGTCAATGTATGGCTCTTCGTAAGCAACCTTTACGAAGCAGTCACCAGTAACGCCGGCTAACTGCCCCATTTCCCAAAGCACATTATGCTTTGAGTTGTCTATTTCCCAGACTTTATGTAATAGATGGGGAATGATTGCAGCATTTTGTTCTGGCACTTTCCATTGAAGACCTTTACCAAAACAAAAGTTTGTAATGTAGTCAGCAAACGTTCTTGTGTAATTTAGAGTGATGTTTTGCTCACCCTGTTCACGACGGTAAGACCAGTGGTGACCAAGGTACCAAGCCCAACAAGCGCTGTATCTGTTCAGCCTAGGTCCGTGTACCTCAAACTCTTCGTCAGCTAACTCAACTAAACCAAGGGGTGATATAGCAACAGTTAAGTCACTAGAAGAAGCTCTGTAACTTGGTGACCAGAAATCAATCGGCATTAAATCCCCTGGTGTTTAAATCATTAATAATGAGTTGTTCTATTGAACTTGGAACGTCAATGTATGTTATTGATTGTACCATTCCCAAAGGGATATGAGAGGGATTGCTATAGTACACCGGATTTTGTGAATCATTGAGATCTACTAAGTAGGTACCGACCAGCGTTATATGGTCTTTCAAAAAGTCGTCTACTACCCATCCAACTGAGATGGGACGAACTGGGCGGGGTTTATAATCCAAGGGATCTACCCACCCAGTTGGTCCATCAAATGCGTCTAACCACGTGATAATGGCTAACTTGGGAGTAGTAGGGTTTTTAGACTTTTTGGGTTTGTGCATTGTAAAACTTCCCTCTAAAAAATGCTGTTCCATTATGGAATGGAATTTGTTCGTAGAAAAAGTTTCCCTCACCAGGTTGGTAGGTCACAATGCCAATACCTTGTTGCCAATCTTCAACAATAGTCATTGGTCTACCATCTAGATCTATAGATCCTTTTGTCGATGGTACGGTTCCGTCACATCTTGCCAACGTACCAGGGGATGCGGCCATGATGGTTTTTGGGCCATCGAAATCGTCGCGTGAGCGTTCTGCCCATTCGCGGCGGTGGATGTGCCCATATAAAACTGAGGACTTTTCAGTGTTGAGGTACGCATGCGCTGTCGACCCGTTACTGCGTACTTTTGTGCCGTGGATGACACGGAGTCTTTGGTTGATCCAAAATTGTCCCGCTGGATAGCCCGGTACATAATCCACCCCATAATCATCGAAGCGACAGAGATAAGGGATAGAAAGAACAGGCCAAGAGTCAGGGCTGACCCCACGTTTGATTCCGAATGCTGCTTTTGCGTTGTCGAGGACAAAGTTCACCAATCTTTCTTCGTGGTTTCCTGCTAACCAAACTATTTTAGCGTTTGGTGCAACAGTTCTTAACTGAGCACAAAGGACAGTTGCTCTGTCAATTGATGCTTGTGTAGTTAGTGCATAAGCACTACTTAATCTGTACTTTCCAAACTCAGGAAAATCAAGGTTGTCTCCGACAAGCACAACTAAGTCTGGATTTAAGTTTTTGATAATTGAAAAAGCAATGTCTATTGCGTTCTCATCGTGTGTTGGTTCAAGCTCACCAGAACGTGCTCTAAAATAACCAATTTGCATGTCTGGAAGAACAACACATGTTTCGTAGCCATCTTTACTTGATGAAGCTTTTGTAGAAAGCTTTGGCATACGCACAGACGGCCCTGGTTGTACTACAGGCCACTCTGGAGCAATTGTTAAGGCTTTGACAAGATCACTCACAACCACACCGCCCATTCATATGACGGGAGATTGTGCTTGCGCTTATTGAATAGCCATTCTTGGTTAGGATTTCTGACAACCAAGTGCATGAATAGATTTTTGCTCTACCATTGCCAGAATCAGTTTTTATGGCTTTCTCTGCGTTTTCAACAGCCTCCGCTTCATCAGCGGGCATGCTTTCTTTGATGCGAGTGTACGAGCACTTTTGTTTTATAGAGCCCGTATGACGCTCCATTAAGTCTTTTATAAGACCGTTGGAATCTGACATCTAATACTCCTTGTGATACCACTCTAGTTAAGAGTGTGTTTATGCGGCGGTTGAGCCACTTGTAGTATACACAGGTTTTGCATTATGCAACGCATTTGAAAGTGATTGGATTAATGCGTACAGTTCCTGCTCTTCTTCAACTCCACGAGCTGTTACACGCTGAAGGTACTTCAGAGCTGCTGCTATTTGAAGAATGTTCATAAATGCTCCTTTTAGACGGAGCATTTACTGTATCAGATCTCAGCCAGAAACAACTGTCTTGTTGGGAAGATTCATGTGCCCACCTGTGTTATAGGAGTACTCAAACTGGGGCATGCCATCTCCGGACATTGAACCCATAACAAACTCACGGAGGTGATCAGGGGCTTCAATCCAGGTAGCGGAACCTACGTGAGCGCGCTCACGCATGGTTTCCTCAGGGTACTTATAAAACATCTCGGGATTGTTGTGGTTCATCCGCATGGGCGAAGGAGCGGTGTCCTCATAAGCGCCAATGCTAAAGTCCATTGGAACGTCGGTGTCGGTTGCTACGCCTTCCTCAAAGCGGAGTGGACCACGGTTCATTGGGATGCTTGGAGCAAGTGCAAGCTCAAATTGTGGGTCACCCTTTTCTGGGAACATTGGGGCGGGGGCTACAGCCATAGGTTATCCTCCTGTTGGAATGGACGTGTATATATGTAGATTACCACGTTTTAATGGACTTATCTGAAGAATGGGCTCTCGGATACCGTCACCATCGGCATAGTGTCTGCAACAGACATTGAACAAGCAATGGCTAGGGAGTCTGGGTAGTCATCAAAAGCGCCTTTTTCCTCAGGGGCCGCAGCTAAAAGATATGGTCCTCTGTACACTTTTTCTAGGTCTGACATTTGTTGATTAAATCTTTTCCAAGATCGTGTACGTCGTGCTTTTGAATGGCCAGGAATAATCAACTGATCTCTTTGTATTAACTCTGTTAAATGAACCCAGCGTTCATTTTGGTTTTTGGCGTCAGAAGTTACTGCTAGCACTTCTATTTTTGGAAGAAGTATTTGTAGGCGCTCGGCTACAGCACCTCCAACACCCTGGGCATCAACACCAATTCTATAAACATTATAATTACGAAGAAAATCAATAATCTCAAAATACTGTGATTCCCATTCTTCATTGTTGATCTCCAACCAATTTAAAACTCGATGTTCGTAGAACCCAAAACCATCAGGATGGTCCCAGTCCACCCAACAAACTGTCACAACAGTTGAGTCGTTTGATCTAGCTACGTCAATGCCAACAACGACTGGTGTTCTCCACCACTGTTTTACAAGGCCCATAGACTGATCGTACATACGTGATAGACGTTCATCTGAAACAAACATTCCTTTTTCTAGAATCCATTTGTTACAGTAAGACATTTGAAACTCGTCTGAATCTTCTCCGATTCTTATCTTTTCTTTAGAGATGAATTTTGCGTAGTTTTCGTTGTATTTTGCTGCCGTTTTCCAATCGTATTCAAAATGGCATTGTCTGTGGTTACGACGAGAGTTAACATCGCGGCGTTTATTAAATTGAATCATCTTATAAAAATAAGATTTATTCCTGGTAGCTGTGCCTGTTAATGCAATGCTTCCGTTATTGAATGCCAACATGGGTTTAATTGATTTGGTAATCATAAACTCGTCAGCTTCCTGAGCTTCGTCCACAAGCACAAAATGGTATGTTTTAGACTCAATTTTGGCTTTTGGGTTACAAGTTTGCATACGGCAAAGAGAGCCTGAATGCTTAAGGCTTATGATCCTGCCTTTACCTCGGGACCCACCAGAGGTAGCCTTATCGTCAATCTCAGGGTCAAGTAAAAAGTCCATTGCATGATCACTAGTAAGCTTGCTTACTATACGACTAAACACAGTGTCGGCTTGGTCTTCAACCGGGGCAAAAACTCCACACCAAAAGCCTTTTTCAAACTTACCCAACCATGTTGGGTACACCTTTGAAAGCTTAGGAAGAATCACCATCATCGATGCCAAAACGTTTGACAAAACTTCGGACTTTCCAGACTGACGGGTAGCTACAAGTGTTATTTCTTCACCATCACCAATTACTATTGATTCAATCATCCGATAAGCAATAGGTATTTGATACGGGAAAAAAGTTACGTTACAGAACTCTTCGGTAAAGAGTATAAGTTTCATAACTAACTGATCAATAAACTCCTGAGAAGTTTCGTCAAGCTCTAGAGCTTCAATATCTTCAGGTATTGAACCTTCTTCTGCTACTTGTTGCATTACTTAATTATACTTCTTCGTCAGTAAAAAGTATTCCCTGATTGGGGATGTCTAGAGGCTTTTTTGGCATGCCGATAGATTCTGCAATTCTGTCAATTAAATAGAACAAATCTGGCAAGCTAACTAGGTAACCGTAATCCTCGGGTTCACCAGAGACTATTTGTGACACAGAACCAAATTCGTACCCAAGATGGTTAATACTTTTGACCAACTCGTGTAGGTACTCACGATCTCTTCCGTTCCCTCTTAACAAGGCTTTTCTATTTGGATGAGGGTTTTCTTTGTCTCGTTTATTTAGATTTACCATTAGTTATCTCCTATGCGATTAATAATACACTACTTGTTGTTCAAATTTGATTTTCTACTCAAAAGTTCTTCCCAAAGTCCGTTTACAATCTCCAAATGTTGAGATACTTCCTCCTCTGGGAGATCTTTGTATCGCCAATTATCAAAAGTTTGACCAAGATTCATTATGGTCAAATCCATCCAGTTAATAATGGATGGTGTATCCATTTTTTCAATCCTAGGAAGTTTTTTAACAGTTTTTGTTTGTTGTTCTTTTTTAAAAAACATTACCACTCCCGTATATCTTTTGTTGACGTATCTAAGTACCTACCACCTAGGGCCCCCAGGATACCTTCTGTTTCATCGGAATGGTTTGATTTTTTACAAATACCAAGTTGAAAAGAATAATTATGTAAGCTTACTTGTATACCTTTTCCAATTTTCCAAGGAAAACTTGTTTGTCTCATAAAACCAATAGATAACAATGGGGTTCCTTTTGGTGTGTTATCACGTGTTATCCAATAAACAGGCCCTATATACTGAAGCCTGTTTAAAGTGTTTCTAAACAGTAAATACAAACATAAGCTTATTATTATTAAACTAAGTAAAACTATCAAAATATGTGCTCTTTCTTTGTTATTTTCTACTTCTACTTCTGATGTTTACACCAAATTGAGCAGCTTCATCTGCAAACGAATCTCGACTTTTTCTTATAAGTTTTCGCTCTTCATGCCCTTCAGGGGGTTGACCCTTGCTAATTTGACTATAGCCATAGTCTCGCTCCCAATCCAGCACTTTACTACCAACAGAAGCTACTTTTTGTAATTTACATAAATAGAATTCTGAGTATGGAAAGTTACCACTTGGTCCGTAGTGCCCAATTGATCCCCATTTCCAAAATACCACTTCTAGGATTCCCGTTAATCCAAGCTGTTGAACGATCATTGGTATATCTTTTTTTTGTACAAGTTCTTCAGCATTATCAAGCTTTTTTATATCTTCGCATGTTACTTTTTCAAAATAAGGTAAGAATCTGATGCTTTTAACTCTTGTACTCATTAAAGAAGTACCTTCTCCATATTCCTCAGCTTGGCCAAACTCAAGAGTTTCATCAGATAATTCTGTAGTAATACTATTAGCTAGTGACTCACACAAAGTGTCAAAATCAGATGAAGTATCAGCAAATAAAGTTTTTCCAAGAACTTCTGATGGTTCTTGTTCCTCTAAGATTTCTCCTAAACTTCTGCCTAAACCTCTACGTTTTTTTAGAGCAGCTAATTTTTTACGAGTTTCTGGGTCCATGGGCTCATTAGCCATAAACTACTCCTTAGTTGTAGACAAGTGTTAAACGACCTGAGTTTACATCCGAAAATGGTGAATCAAAGATTCTGTAAGTAGTGCCGCCGGCACAGTTTGTAGCTGCTGTTCCATTTATGGTTCCATTAGAGTTACCTGGGTACATAAACATACCAAAGTTTGAATCAACCGCCATGCGACCGCGCGTTGCAGCGCTTAAATCAAACTCTCTAGCATTACCTTGAGATTGTTCTGTACCTACAGAGTAATATGTAATGTCATTTGCTGGAGCACCAGAAGGTTGAGAAGCGTAGTTATGCGTAGCAAAAGCTACTGTTGCGCCAGTACATCCATCAGCACTGCTTCTATATGTTCTAATTGTTGCACTGTCTGGTACAAAACCTTTTGCTGTGTTATAGACATTTGATCCATAAAACCAGTGTCCATATTGGTATGCATACGTATTACCAATCCAACCAACAAATATGCTTCCAATATTAGCTAGGTCACTACGCCAACCACCTGTTGATCCGTATGTACCGTGGCTGGAAGTAGTAATATAAAATGTACCAAGTGGTTTAGTCCACTTATTAGTGGCTGTACTACCTTGTCCAGATTTCCCAACATTGTCAGTAGCTATTATGTAATAAGTAACTAACCAACTTTCACCACTAGGCGTGGTTCTTCTATTAGACGGTGTTGTAAATGTAGTAGACCCACCAGACCATTGGTTAGAGGGTATTGAATAACTTGATCCAGAAACATAACCACTACTGCTTCCAATAAATAACTCATAAAGAGTTGCCGATGCAACACCACTATTAGCATCTGTTATAGCACCCCAGGAAACCGTTACAGTTGTTCCGCTAATTGAGCTAGTGGGTGTTGGTATAACTGGAGCAATTGCCATTGTAGAACCACTACCACTACCACTAGTAGATCGGTCGTTGTTTGTGGTTATTGCCCTGACAGTAACAGTATAAGAAGTTTCATTAGCTAATCCACTTATAGTGAAGTTAGCTGAAGACACACCAGTCCAGGTAGACCCTGAATTAAGACTGTACTCATATGGTGTAGAACCATTTAAGTTGTCTGTTCCTGCTGTTCCGGCTGTTACAGCTACGTTTATCTTACCAAGGTCGGTTGCGTGTGTGGTAACAGCGACAGTTGGCGCTCCTGGTAGAGCCACTGGACGTCCAACTATTGAGTTGGATTGGTTTGATGGGCCAATTGAGTTTACAGCCCGTAGTCTTATAGTGTAGTTTGTGCCGTTTGTTAGACCAGTAATTACTACTGGTGATGCAGTACCAGAACGGGTTGCCCACGTTACACCATTATCAGTTGAGTACTGGTAATCAGTTGTAACTGTAGTACCTGTTGTTCCCTCCGTAAAAGAGACTGATAAACGCCCCCCAGTAGTACCATTAAGATAATCAACACTGGTTATAGTTGGAGCGCCAGGTCTAATACCACTACCCAAACCAAGGGAACGAGATGACCCAGAGGAAAACGTAGATATTAAGGGCATTACGCAAACTTAGTTTGTGAGGCAAGCACCGTATATGTGTTAGTAGCAGTTTTTACTATTGTATAAGCATACACGTCTATACTGCTTGCGTTTCCGGTCGTTGGAGAGGTTCCACCCTGCCATTTAACTGCAGTGATGGTTGTGCCGTCAATTTTTAAAGAAGTTGGGTAATAAGGAGTTGTACCATTTGTTACACCAACAGCAACCGTAATGCTTTGGTTGTTAGAAAGCATGGAGTTTAAGGTTGTTAAACCATCCCCACGTATGTTTAAAACAGTGTTTGCAGTTGCGTTACTGGTGTACAACCATGCTGTAGAAGTCTTTACGTTGATATCTTGAGCAGCTGATGGAGCTGATCCTACAACGTTCCATACTTCTATGGGGGAGGTAAACACTGGTGTAACTAAAGATGGTGATGTAAACGTACCAGTACTAACTGTTGGGTTGGTAACGGTAGCTGTGGATATAGTCCCATTGTTTATGGTGGGGCTGGTTAGTGTTTTATTTGTTAATGTTTCTGTTCCGGCGATTGTAGCACCGTTAACCCAAGTAAGGCCCGTAGTTTGACTAGAATCAGCTGCCAGCATTTGACCATTTGTACCAACACCCAATCTGGTGGGTGTACTTGCAGCTGTGGCAACCAGGATGTCGCCTTTAGTTGTTAATGTTCCACGTGTAACTAACCCAGTTGAGCCTGACGTAGAAACGGTAAGTGTTACCGATCCTGAGGTTCCACCTCCAGTTAGACCAGTACCAGCTACAACTCCAGTGATGGTACCAGAGTTAAAGAAAGGTAAAGAAGCCCAAGTAGTTGTACCATCACCAACTTTAAGTTGTTTACTTGTGGTGTCTACGCCTATTTCACCTGCTGCTAGTACAGCGTTAGCTGTACCTGCTGCTGCAGCCCACTGTGCCGTGGTACCACGACGCATCTGTATTCTAACTGCCATTTACGGCTCCTATCAGCCAAACATTTTCTTCCATGTTACAGGACCAACGATGCCATCTGCTTTGAGCCCATTAGCGGTTTGCCAAGCCTTGAGGGCTTGTTCTGAGCGTGGGCCAAAGTCACCGTCTGCGGTAGCCCCAATGATTGCCTGAACCAGGGCAGCAGCTGGTCCCTTAGAGCCACGCTGTACTGGGGTGCCTGGGTAATCAAACTTCATTGGGCCAGCCTCTGGCGAGCCACCTGAGGGCTTGAGTGCCTCCACAGGAGCCGCTACAGTGCCGTCTGGGGCCTTATCACCGAGGCAGTATTGCCAGTGCCACGACTCGAACTCCTTGGAGTTCTTGTCACCAGTCTGAAGGTAGAAACCCCACTTAGGAGCGTTGGCGCACATCCACTCGAAGCAAGCTCCACCCATTGACTGAAGCTTTCCACCGGCCTCGTAACCAAGGTCAATAGCAAGGCCCCAACCATGGTTAGAGCCCTTCTTGCCGGTGGGGTCTGGGGCAGCGCTAGGAGCCTTGCCCTTCTTGAGGTACCAAGTCTTACCCTCGTACTGACGGGTAACCTGGGGTACGCGGCCCGTGTCTGACGTTTCGTAGCGGTCCATGAACATGTTCAACTGGCCCTGGAACGAGCGGTAGTCACCGACGTTCTTAAGCTTGTGACCAGCAGCTAGTGCTGCATCGTACATCTTGTCGAACTGCTCAGCGGCAGGCTTGTACATCAAGCCACCGGTTTTGACTTTGGCTAGCAGTTCTTGGGGGAGCTGTCCGTTCTTGTGGTTTGCTAGGGCTGAGGGTAGAACTAACTTAATGTATGGGTAGTTCACTCGGACCCCTTACCAAAAGCGGTGTCCTTGGGGTTGAGGAAGCGCATGACCACAGGAATGGCTGCGGCCCACAGGGCGTTAAGGGTTAGCTTCCAGTCCTGGGTAGCACTAAATGTGGCTACGCCAGCTCCTAGAACGCTACGAGCATAAGATGCGATTAGGGCTTTATTCTGCTTTGTCAGCATTACCGACCTCCTGTTTGGCCTTTTGGATAGCATTAATTGTAGCCTCTAGTATGGCAATACGCTGGGCTTGCTGAGCAACCTGAGTTGCTAGTGACTCAATAACAACATTGACGTCTACTTGTACATCGGACATAATTATCTCCTTATTGGGTTGATTCTAGAACTGCTAGTCTAGCATCTAGTGACTTTACTGCGGATGCAAGAATTGCAATCAAATGCGATTCTTTCCAGTAATACGGAATGTACGATGCAAGGTTAGTAGCTGCTTCAACCTTTTCGTCCTCAGTCATACTGTCTGAAATGTTGGGTTTGTATTCAAGCATTGATAACGGCAGTGTAGTTTCTTCAATTTCTTCTACGATAAAACCAGCTTGAACAGCCCCTTGTTTCAAAGATGAAAGGAACTCACCATCGTCCGGTTGGGGTTTCCAAGTAAATGTCCTTGGCCGTAATGCTCGAACAATCGATAGTGCTTGCTCGCCTGCCAAATCCTCAATGTTCTCCTTTAGTTCACGTGTTGAAGTGGGTGTTCCTAAGCGGTTAAAAGTGTCAACACGCCATGTTACCGTTGAAGTTGTCGTGTTTGTTCCGAAGAACGGCCCACTTGTCGTAAAGGTAGCCATTCCAGTTCCACCACACGTCACGTTAAGCCAGTCTGCAAGACCTGAATAGAGACCTGTATTGGTATCACCTTGGATAGCCAATGTTGGTGTTGTTGCTGAACCTGTTGCAATGAGTGTTTGACTGCTTGTCACATGAAGTGTGTTTTGATCATTCGCTCCAATGTAAACATTGTTGTTATTGTTTGAACGCAGGTAAATATTGCTGTCTCCAGTTGACCCAAACAGCAGATAACCGCTTACCCCACCTATTGAAGAATACGCACCATTTCCACTCCAGTCACCAAGGGTGATTGAGGTAGATGAAATACCATCGACAGTAAGAGATGACAACGTACCTACTGCCGTGATGCCAGTGAGGTTTCCTGTTGTAATAACAGTTCCATCCGCATTTGGAAATGTAATAGTTCTTGTAGTAGCAGTTAGAGCAACGTTGGTTAATATAAGCGCACGTCCCGTAGTACCAGCCATTACTGGGCTTATTTGTATGATGTCACCGTTAGTAACGGATTGCGAAGAGATATTTCCAGCAACAGCAAGACCACTTAATGTACCAACTGAGGTAATACCGCTGTAGGAACCGGAAATGCGGGCAGAAGGAACAGTACCTGACCCAAGATTGCTGGCATTAAGCGATGTAAGGTTTGCGCCGGAAACCGCACCAAATGACCCTGACCATGTACCTGAAGTGATAGTTCCAACAGTTGCTAGGTTGGACAATGAAGTAATAGACGTGTTTGACGAAGCCGTAATATTGGCAGCTGTGCCTGTTATGTTTGAATCCGTAAATGCAACAGTCTTACGAGACGTAGATGGAGTAAAGTATAAGTTTGTTCCGTCAAACTCAAGAGCTCCAGCCGCTGCTGTTGTAAGGTTTGTTCCACTTTGAAGGTACATTGGAGCTGTACCAGCAGTGGCAGTTCCGGCCCGCAACGTCAAAGTGCCAGTAAGTGTTCCGGGGGTAGCCAACGTCATGACAGTGCTGCTTGTAGCAGGGAATGTCATTGTTGTGGAATCTGTACCAGAAAGGGTTAGGGTGTTGGTTACTGATAAAGTTTTAGTGTTAGTAAGAGTAAATGTGCCGGTGGTACTAGTAACTGTCAACCCGTTGTATGTTTTAGAAGTCAATGCTGACGGGATGTCGGCATTGACCATTGCTCGGAAAGATGGGTTAGATGCAGACCCATCAGGTGAAGCTAGGAAGTAGTTGGCAGTCTTAGAACCATACGGGTTCTGGGTGTCGCCATACGCAGTTGCCAATGAAACAGTTGCTGATGATCCTTCAGCGGGAGTATGGGATACAGAGACAGGGCTGGTCCCTGAAATGTCAGACATGTAGTTACCAGTGGTGTCTGTACCAAGTATGACGGAATTGGCGGCAATAGTTGCAACGCCAGTAGAAGATACAGTGATATCACCAGAAATAGTGGTGTATGTAGGCACTCCTGAAGCATTAGCCACCACAACTTGACCGGCTGTACCACTTGCCAATTTAGAAAGTGCAATAGCGGCAGAAGCGTTTACATCTGCGTTAACTATAACACCAGACCCAATAGCCGTTACTCCAGCACCGTTAATGGTCACATCTCCCGAAAGAGTTGTTGCAGTCACGACTCCAGTAGTTGTCGTTCCTAAAAGAACTTGACCAGCGGTTGCATTTGCCAGTTTGCTATGGGCAATTGCGGCAGAAGTACTTACATCCGCATTAACAATTGTCCCATCAGCAATCATTGCGGAAGTAACTGTCCCGGTGTCGGAAGTAGTCACAACACCAGTAACCGCGCCAGTCAAAGTTGTATTGATGCTCGTTACGCCTGTATTTGTAATGGTTGGAGTAGCACCTTCACCGGAGTTGTTAGCAAGAGAAATACCAGTTCCTGCAACCAACGAGGCAACGTAACTTCCAGTGGTATCAGTACCAAGATCAATTGCGTCGTTTACCCACAGTGATCCGTTGTATTTAAGGAAATCCCCCGCTGAGGGAGACCCAGCACTGACATTATGTAGTTCGTCCAGTTCATAACCGTTTTGAGTAGCAACGTAAATAATACCGTTATTGGTTGCCCGAACTACTACACCAATAAAAACTAAGTGCGCTGGAGATGTTGGTTTGGTCTTGGTAAAAGACCCGTTAGTTCCAAGCCATAGGATATCACCAGCGGTATACCCAGTTGAAAGGTCTATACCATCAACATATCCACGGGTAACAATTGGGCCGTTGTTGCTTGCCGTGATGCCTGCACCAGCAACACCAATAGTTTTGGATGATGTGGTGTCACTGGTGTTGTCAGCCCTTTTTACAGAGGCGTGATCCCCGGTAGCCCCGTAAAGATAAACACACGTACCCGTAGTAATAGTGGTGGCTTCAGCATTACGCACATACGAAACTAACGGGATGTGGCTGTTTACCCAAGATACTCCGTTATATGAAAGACCTTGGAACTCTTCCGGAGAAGTAACAACAACATCTGATAGATCGTCTAATGCAAGAGACCCAGACCCAGGAGCGGCAGGAGCAAACTTTGTACCGTTGTATGAAAGGACGTTACCGGTGGATGCACCGGCAGTATCGATTTCAACCCCCTTAACAAAGAGGGACTTTAGAAAGTTAGCCATAAGGCTCCTTTAAAACGACTTATTAAGCAAGTATAACAACACGGTACTGGTTGGTACTTGGTGCTGTTGCAAATGACAGAGTTGTGGTGGTGCTGGTGTTAACTATGTCTGCGTAAACTACCTCACCAGTTGACACTGCGTAAACTGCTACTACAAGATCGGCGGTGCCCAACCCGTGAGTAATCGAGTATGAAGTGGCGCTTGAGGCGAGTGTTTCGGAGTGCTTCTTCTTTGACCATTGTGGTGCCGAACCACTTGATGTTAAGACGTAGCCAGAAGTACCAATACCCAAGGTAGTAGTGGTAGCAGAACCGCTTTGGTAAACCAACGATCCGGCAGCGCCACCAGTTACGTTGGTAGCGGTAGTAGCAGTTGAAGAGTTACCAGTGTACTGAGTTGCAGAAAGCACTTGGGTACCGGCAATCTTAAGAACCTTACCTGCAGCTAGATCAATGTTCTCCGAAGAAGTCCAGGAGCTGGTAGAAGACACCCAGTTCCAGGTCTTGTTACCATCAACACCACCTGCAACGGTAATACCTCCACCGTTTGCGGTGGTGTTAGTTGGGGTGGTGACAGAACCAAGTACGATGTTTAGATCGTCAACTGTTACAGTTGTGCTGTTAATGGTGGTGGTAGTACCGTTCACCACTAGGTCGCCAGCAATTGTAGTGGTGCTGTTGGCCGCACCAATGTTTACGGCAGTAGCTGCACCAGCAAAGTTAACAGTTGTTGCCGTCGTATTGATTAAGTCAAAAGAGGTAGAGGAGGTGATAATACTGGTGCTAATTGTGGGCGATAATGCAAATACAAGGTTTCCAAGCCCTGTAGTCCCAGATATTAGTGTGCGTAATTCGGTGGGTGTCGTGCCGGATGCAAACTGAGCAAGGGTTCCAGTCGTTAGTGCAACGTTAGTAATCGCTCCACTATTTCCATTTACCGTAGTAACGCCAGTTGTTGATGTCAGATATGTGTTGGTGTCAACCGACCAAGTTCCAGAACCGTTTGTCTTAAGAAAACCAGAAGTTCCAGTAAGGGCTGCGATAGCAGAAAGGTCGGCATCGTAAGGCTGCCATGTACCAGAAGCACCAACTGATAATTCAACCCAGGCGCTACCGTTGTAGTACTTAAGTTTGTTGACACCAGTTGAGGTGTCAAAGTACAAACCGCCTAGCTTGGCGCTGGCGGTAGGTGCAGTGCCGGCGTTATGGATTACAACGTTCTGTAATTCATTACCAGTTAAATCAATATTTGTAAGAAACTTAGACATAAGACCTCACGATAGGTACGCTTTTCCACCGAAGGAAGAGTTGAATGATACGGTTACAACGTTTTGTGATACATATGTTACATCACCTATAACATGGTTACCGCCGCTGTCTACAACAGAAACAGACGGGAAAAATCCAAGGTTGTGGTTTATTGTCCAAGTTGTTGAAGAAGTTATTTGATTATGTATGTATGAAGCACCTACTGGTATTACAAAATTAAGAACTTGATTTGGAGACACTCCAGTTATTGTCACATCTGCGGGTCCAGTTGTTACAGTTCCTATGGTAAGTACATTTGAAGGACCAGCAACCCCAGGATCGTGTACCTCAAGTACCTGTTCAACTGCCTTTTCAACACTGGATACGGTTTGAGTTTTAGTAACTGTAACGTATTTATTAGCGGGTTTTGTGACGTCGACAGTGCTCATGATGGTGGTACCGATATTGCCTCTTCGACTACGACTACACCAGAAGCCAAACAATCCCAATCTCCGGCAGAATCTTTTACAAACATATCAAAACTATGTCTACCAGCTGGTACTGTGTTTTTATCAGATATATGAAGTTCAAGGGTTGCTCCTGTTATGGGCGCAATGTACCCTCGTCTGTTACCAGCTAACCCAATCACAGTTGCTTCAGATGGAGTTGATGAATACCATCTTAGGTCTAATACCGTAGTACCACTACTGTCTTTTGCCTGCATAAAGGCATCTTGCACCGTCAAGATTACTCCTGCACTGTCTCTCCAGGTAAAGTTTCTTCGGAAGTCCACATGCTGTTTGAATCTGATTTCCATAGCTTGTGTGTCCTCCAATGGGGTAATATTTTCCAAGCCCGTTACACTAATTGTACCCCGTGCTACTGGTCTTGTTACTTCCTCGCTAGCCCCTGCATATGGGGCTTTTCTTGGGTAAGTTGCTAATACGTCAAACTCCAACTCACCAGTTGGTAAGTCCGTGGTGTCTTCCTCGGTTAAGCCTAAAAGTATGCCACCTTCTGCTGTAAGGGTAATATTGAATTCTTTACGACCAGTAACGCTAGTTTTTATACTGCCCCTAGCTGAGGTTGGGAAAATTACCCTATGTGTGCGTTGATCACGAACAATAATCAAACGTTCCCAAGGCAGGCCTTTAGATATAGAATAGTTAACTGTATTAGTCATAATGCCATTCTAGCCTAAGAATGTGGGGTGGGCCACCCTCAGATAGCCCACCCCAGTCGGACTCCGTGTTAATAATTATACACTTTTCTTGCGTGTCTTAACGGACTCTAGGTTTGTCACTCGTCCATCTAACCGATCTACCTTTTCGTCTAGGCGATCTACCTTTCCGTCCATACGATCTTGCTTAGTTTCGATACGCTCTAATACCTTCATGTTTTGACCATGTTGCTGGGTATTACGTTTATCAAAACGATGTAGAAACCACATTACTGGTCCCCCTATTAAGGCTACAACAATAGGGATATACACCGGTTCCATTACTCGTTATCCTCTTTTTTACCAGCAGACATAGCACGCCCAGCAGCCAAACCAGTAAGGGCGCCACCAATGCTAAACATAAGAGGCTCAAGTATCTTAAGAAATGCCGCGTCATTTGGGCTTTGCTCCGATGGTTGATAAACAAAAATCAATGAATACAACAGGGCGCACACACTGAACAGAAGGACGCCAGCTAGTGTCATAATGACCACTGCTCTAGTTCTAGCTTCTAGATCTTCTGGTGATAAGCGTTTACGGGGTTGGTACACTTGTCGTTGTCTGGTTTCTTGGGTCATCTGCAGGGTTCCTATATCTATCCGAACAGGCTGATAATGCCAGTAGTGGTATTAACAATAATACAGCTTTTTTCATTCTTCAGACTCCGTTTCCTTAGTAAAAAGCACACCAAGAAAGTGGATTACTAATGATACAGCAGATATCCACAAACCTACTGCTTTTGTTGGACCGCTAAGTGTTATTAGTACTAAAGCTGTTCCTCCAAGTGTCCACGATAGGGCTGAGGTTTCTTTAAATAATTTCTTAATCATCTAACTTTCCTTGAACTCGTAGGGGCGGGCATCGCAAAACTTGCTGCAGCCGCAGCAACTACCACTCTTCGTGTTCCTACAGACACAGCAGACCCTGTTGGTACATACGTGTCAAATTGACCACCAAACACGTCTACTTCAGCTTCAAACTCTTCTTTTACGTTATCTGGAGCGTTAGTTAACGCTTCAGACAGTGCCAGGGCTTGTTCTTCAGACAGTTCTTCTGGGACGATTGCGTCAATAAGTTCTACTACCTGGTCATCAGTTAATTCGCTAAGTACTTCTTCGCTGAAGACAGCAGCAATTGATTCCTCGGTTAGTTCACTTACTTCTATAGATTCTACTAGATTATCTAATTCTTCGTCAGTTAAATTTACAATTTCTTCTTCAGAAATCTGTGGGCCATTGTCCACAGGTACAGTCGTCGGTATGGTCGTGCTGGTAGACGAACTGGTTGACTCCGGTATGGAGGTGCTCGTAGATGTTGAGACGACCGTTGTGGTGGTGGAGGTAGACGAGACCTGAGGAGGGATAGCCACAGTCGGGGCATTTGTCGTGCTTGTCACTGGGATAGAAGGTGCCACAGTGGGGGCAACAGTAGTCCCAATCGTTGATGTTGTTTGGGGCGCAGATGTAACAGTCGTCTCCACAGTGGTTGTCGTAGTTGTCGTCTCCACCACCGTGGAGGTAGTTGTGGAGGTAGTCGATGTAGTTGTCGAGGTTGTCGAGGTTGTCGGGGGTTCCGTGACAGGCACAGTCGTTTCGGGGACAGTAGTAGAAGTTGTCGTCGTTGTAGTCGTGGATGTTGTGGTTTCCGGCCATGTCGTTGTAGTCTCCGGCGTGTTGGTTGGGGTACTGTTTAATTCAAGTGTATATGACGTCCCATACCAAGCGTCAGGATTTCCGCAACAAACACCTGTGCGAAGCCTATACGACCCCGGTTGAACAGGGACTTCAAGCCATGAGTCAAGCCCAAAGTAATCGTCGTTTTGGGCAAGAAGTACGCCGTCGCTGTTATAAAACCACAGCATGGAGTCAATTCCATATTGCTGAGCGTAAGTGCGAACCTTAAAGTCTGAGGGTTCTGTGTAGGTAAACCACAGATCGTTTGCCCCAGTAACCGTGTAGGTTTCAGCCTCTGCTTTTGCTGTATTTATGGGAAATATTGCTAAAACTATTAAAGACCACCTTAAAACACTTATTGTTCTTCCAAATAGTTTTTTAATCAATACACTCCTTCACAACATGCGTCACGTCTACCACACTCTTTACACTTATAGTGCGCGTGCTCGGGTACGAGCTCACCTCCGCAGTAAACACACTGCGTAGACGTATCACATTGTTGTGCAGGGCTTTTGTCCATCTAACAATTGTAGCAGTGCCGGATACGGGAGTTGAACCCGTCTACGGGTGTTTATAAGACACCTTGCGTCAACCGGACGCATCATCCGGCTCAAACATTTGTTGTTTTTATATTTTTATAGCAGTCCAACGTATATCGCTATTAAGGTTGTTAATAACAATATTTTTAAACTGCGAATTCTCTAAACAACCACGCAAATCTTCGGCTTTTACATTTGAGTAATACTCCCAATCACGTATTGGGTTTTCATCAATAGCTGAGTGTGGTTTTCTACCTTCACCAGCAGCGGTTCCTATAAAAATTCCATTCTTTTTAAGATTTTTATAAGTAACTTCAATTATTTGAGGCCATTCACCAGTGTGTTCAAACACTTCGCAACATACAACAATGTCAACTGGTTCTTCTACAATAAATGAAGAAGCGTTTGCAACTAGATCTACTCCCGGGCCTTCTTGCATGTCAATCCCAAGATAATATGAAGAATCTGAGAAAATAGAGCGTATTGATCCGTTAATGTCTAAACTGCCGATTTCTAAAACACTGTATTTATCAAATAGAGTGTTTTTACGCCAATTAGTAAATGCTTCATTTGTCCAATTAAACACTTCAAGATGCATTATCTGTTACCCCATTTTTCTCTGTACAGTTTTTCGTCGTTAATTACCGCAGCATGAAAATTTGGCGGTGGATCACCATTTATTGTATGAGACATATTGCCGATTGCGTGACATTTACCCGTTATACCAATTTTTTTGTTTGCAACTCTACTAACCCAACTTTTTACATCGTCATCACCGTACCACCACTTCATTCTTTCATCAAAACGCCATTTGCTAACTAAATCAGCCGGCATGATCATGCAAAAACCAGCAAATGATGAGGTTGGCATAAAGTACTCTTGAAATGACAAATCTGACCATGGGCACAACAGTCCAATATCGCTATTATTGTTTAATATGTCGCAAGATATAGATAGTGTATTAGGTGATAACACAACATCATCATTAATTATTGCGATATGTTGGTTGTTTGGCTGAACCTTGTCCATTCCCATATTCCACATCTTGTGTATGCCAATACCAAGTGGTACTGACAACAAATCAAATTTATAAGTTTGTGATATTGCTAACAACGTGTTATAGGCATTTTCACCGTCGGCAATAATCACGATTTGCCCTAGAGCTGGATCGTTTTTTATGCTATCTAGCAAATTAACTAATCCTGTAAAGTTTGATTTTGTTGGAATTATGACGTCAACTTTAGTTATCATGTAAGAGTCCTGTAGTATCATGCTATTTGGTATAAATATAGCATTAAAGAGGTGCAAAAATGGGAAATGGTGTTACTGTTTGTATACCATCAATACAAAAAAGGTCACAATATTTAGTAAATCGGGCTATACCTAGTGTGTTAGCACAGACTTCACCAGTATCATCAATAGTTGTTACTTTAGATACTGAAAAGTCAGGTGCATGGGTTACTAGAAACCGTGCCATAGAAATGGCAACCACTGAATGGGTAGGATTTTTAGATGATGACGATGAACTTCTTCCTCATCATTTTGAATTGCTACTAAACACCGCTAAAAATAACAACGCAGACGTTGTTTGGGGATGGTTTGAGGTAATTGGAGGCACTGATCCTTTCCCAATGCACCGAGGAAGGCAATGGGACGTCAATAACCCACATATTTTTCCAATAACTTGCCTAGTTAGGCGTCAACTAATACTTGACTCTGGCGCAAAATTCTGTCCAGATACACTTAACACTGGTAATTGGGGAGTACAAGACTTTCCATTTTGGAAAAGTTTGCATGATTTTGGGGCAAAATTCTTTGGAATACCCGATATTACGTGGAATTGGTACCATCATGGTCAAAATACCTCAGGATTACCAAATTTAGCTTAAATTTTACTTGTTTGCTTCATTTTCAAGTGCATTTATGCCATCTTGAACCTCGTCGTATTGCCTTAAAGCCGACTTTTTAGTGCTTCCAGTGGGTCCAGCTAGCCTACTTACCATGCCTCGTTCTACCATTTCGGCCCTACCACGGGTAGGAACGCTATTAAATGGTGATTTAACAGGCCCATTTGGCCCAATTACAGTGACACTCCAGTCACTTGACCCTGGAAAGAAGGGAGTTATGTGGGTAGATATTGATGGTTTGTCCAAATCATCGCTACCAATGGCGTATTCTCGGTGTGTTCGCTCACCATCAGGGGATATAAGCTCTCTTACTTTAGTAAAATGCATGTCTTGTGCGTAAAATTGGCGCTCACTTAGGTGTGGAAGCTTCTTACGCCCACTAGCGCTCGGATGATTACGCCTTTGCACCTCTTTTGGAGTAGACTCATCTGGCTCATCGTCAAATTCTTCGTCGTCAAATTCTTGATTCATGTGTCACCAATCAATGCGGAAAGTAGTCTTCTGGACTAATTTTAGCCCAAGTACCAGTTTCAAGGTCAATAACGTCTTCATCAGTGGGGTTATGTCCTGGCAGTTTACTTAAGATCTTAAGAAACTGAGAACTATACTGTTCTGGGTTAGCACCACGTCTTGACACGTCTCTTACAGGGTCAGCTAGCGAAGCATTTATAAGGTCACTTATGTTATTTCCAGGACGTCTATATTCACTACGAATTTTATGCCTAAAGTCAGACATTGCAGTTCTAAAGGTGTTACCGCCTGTTTCATCAGCATTTGCCTCCCAATCCGCGCGCCGAGCTCTAGGAAGTTCTGATGGTTCAGGGGTAATTAGTTTGGTTGTGTTACCCTGATACTCATTAGGGTAACGCTCAGTTAAATCAGGAATGATATGTACTCCATGTTGGTATGGTACGTGTGTACCCATTAAATGCAAACCAGCAGTAATAGCATCTTGTGAATCTATGAGACCTCTACTCTTTTGTTCGTTTATTCTTCCAATCGCTTCATGTAATACACCAAGTGGGTGTATTAAACCTTCGTCTTGCTCGTCAAATTCCAGACGATTGTTAGGTTCTCCTGAGTAACCACCGTTAGCTCCAATAATCATTACTTTATTAGTAAACGCAGGACGGGTAGATGATAAATTAACTCCCATGCCAGCCCCAAAACTGGTTAATCTGCGAATATGCGCCTCTGGATCATTTAACCTAAATTTTCTACTAGGATCAAACCCTCTACCGTTGTTATCAATGTCAATCCACGATTCCGTTGAATTTCTCAATAAGCCCATACACTGCCCCAGTCAAACCGGCAAATTTTTACTAACCAATAATACATTAATTAGGGAAGTACCCTTCTGGGTGGACTTCGGCCCAAGTACCAGTACCAAGATCTATGACATCTTCACCATGTTTTCCTGCAACTTTAAAAAATTGAGATGAATACAATTCAGGATGAGTTTGTCGTGTAGCTATACCGTGTCTTCCAAAACCACCTTCTAGTGGGTTGTTTAACGCTGTTTTTATTACACTTTCAATTTGTGGGTCTACTATACGAGTTTTATTAAAGTTTGCAAGTTTCTCACGAACTTGATATCTAGCGTCTGAAAGTGATAAATCTCCAATATCACTACCCCAATTAACGTTTATGTTTGTTGCAAAGTCATTCCCAAGAAGAGACGTTGGTGTGACTTGCTTATTAATACTTCCACGAATTAATGTTGGGTCACGATTAACAATTTGGTTAAATCGTCTATCTGGAGCATCTGGATGTAGTAAGGTACTAGTCCAGTGGTTAATTGGAGCACGATGCTCTAACTCATTTACTGCCATGTTCATTTTGTTTCTATCCAACAAACCCTTTTTTTCCATGTCGTATAGACGTGCGTGTGTATTTGAAAGTACACCTGCTGTAAGTGGGTGATCTGTGTCGTGTTCATTAAATGTTATTGCGTCGTTAATACCGCCGGCAGCGTTTGCACCAAAATACATCGATTTGTTACTAAACATAGGGTGTGTTGAAGCTAGATGCTCCCCCATACCAGCTCCAAAGTGCATAAGTCTGCGAATGTGTGCCTCTGGATCTCTGACATCAAAGGTTTTACCAGGGCGAGTTGAGTCGTCTACAGAAGTTGGGGTAAGCCCATATGCATTAGATGCATTGCGTAATAGTGGTCTTACCATTACTTACCTCCTTAAGGAATAGTTTAGAATAGTTTTAGTCATCAAATTCACCGGTGTGCAAATTAAAATATCTAGGGTTTATTAGTGGTCCAGAAGATGTGCTTCCTACCTTTAAGTGGCTTGTTGAACCATCTAAGAAATGATCTTTACGCCCAGACGCCTTGTCTGTGTCTATCCCATATTTTCTGAGAACATCCATAGTTCTTTTACGGTCTTCTTCTTCACCTATTACGTCCCCTGGATGAGGATTTGCACCTGGCCTATCTCTTAGTACTTTGTCAACATGCTCCTTAGCACCTTCTTCATCTAAACCTATGCGGTCCCCTTCAGTCCGTATTTTTCCACCACTGTATAACCCCCATGGAGCAGCTCTAACTGTAGCTTTGTGGCCTTTTTCTTTAGCACGACCGATTTGGCCAACAGTGAGAGTAGCCGGTATTTTTCTATTTTTTAAAGGTATATCTGCGTGTAAGTTACTACCATAATGTTCATCATAAGGGGTATGCCTATACTCTGGCTGACGTATTGGAACTGTATGACCAGTTGGCAGGTGGGCAAACCCCGGCGTAATGTCAACACCTGTGTTCTCTTTCATACTTTGGAGAATACCCCGCATCTGTTCACTAGTTAAATGCTCGTGTGACATAAGCACCTCCTTAAAGAATAGGTCTATATTACACCATTTGACGGTTGGGCGGATTTACGTTGTAACCGGTTAATTGCAGAATAGGTCTATTGCGTAGTGGGGTGTTCATTGGGGGGTGGGCCCTACCGAGGACGGTTTCCGGCTCGCCCCATAACCTAGGTGTCCCCCACCAACCGGTGCGGAGACTACACAAGGGAGACAACCATGTCACTGTTAGATACTGTCAGGCAGGTGCTGGTCGCGGACGCGTCAGCGTCCAACGCCAAAGCGACCGCGAAAGAGTCGTGGGACGGGCTTCGCCCGCACGCGACCGCCATCGCGGGACTCAAGGAAGCCGAAATCCGCAAGGAGATTGGCGACCTCGTCAGCAAGGCGTACCAGCACTCACCGCTTCCGGCGGGCTGGGAAGGAATCCTCATCGTTTGGGGAATCTTCTTCTCGCTTCCGGCGGTCGGCAACGCCAAGTCGGGACAGACGGTTTGGAACCGCCTCATCTCGACGAAGAAGTCCTCGGACGTCCTCAAGGCATTGCTCGCCGGCGTGAACGACCAGAACGCGGCTTGGGCTCGCCTCACCGAAACCAACACGGTGACGGGGGAGACGCCCCAACAGCGTGAGGTTCGCATCGCAACGGAACGTGCCGTGGCTCAACTGGCTTCGTGCCAACTGAGTCTGCTGACCACACCTGCTGACCAGCGTACCCCTGCTCAACAGCAGTTGGTGTCGCTCGTCGTCGCTCTCGCCAAGGGCGTCTGACACAACCCCAACCCCACAGGGACTGCCCCCCGCCCGCAAGGGTGGGGGGCTTTCTTTGTTGCCCGAAATCCGGCTGAGAAATCCCGTTGCCTAGGGTAGAGGCAAGGTGACGCAACCATGCTTCCTTGCGTCTGGTTGGACCGGATAGCGTCGCAAACGGCGCGCCGTCCAGTTTAGATGCTCTATGTGACTATTGTCACACGCTTGTGGCTATTGTCTCACCTATGACAAATGTCACATTGATGTGACTATTGTCACAACATGTGCCTATGTATGGGCCTATGCTGCCGTTACACAACCTTGTGTAAGTGTGACTGCTGCTTTAGCACTACTTACCCCCCATTTGTAGTTGCTATGAGCACATAGGTTTGTCTATGGCATACGCCAGTGCGTGTTGATCGCCGTCTTTTTTACCCTTGCGAGACTGGCTGATCCACGCATTGGCAAGATCGTGTTGTCTGTATCAACCATTGCTTCCACCATTGTGTGGGGCACTTATTGGCTAAGGAGGCCAAAATGTCATTGACCAATGAGGTACAGCTGTACAGGAGGAATAACCGCACTACGTGGTCCTCTTGGGAGTTCCACACGCGTAGTGGAAGCCACTACTCCTTCATCCACGGACATAGTTTGTGGAAGATCGATGTGACCGACCCCTCATTCTCCCAGTTGATTCTCGAAAATGTGGAAGAAGCGTACTTCCCAGAGATGGTCAGTGCTGGGGGGCCGAATTATCGTCCCCTCTTCATTGGTGTCAAGGACGGCATATCTCGCGCCTTCCAGACCACCGATGTAACAGCATACACGGGATGGTAACTGGTCAACCCAGTCCATCATCAAGTAGTTCTTGGGGACGCGCTTCGGGATGTGCGCGTCATGTAGTACCCGAAAGCCGGGGGAAGTGCCCCAATCACTAGGCTTGACAGTCCGGAGAGACGGGCGCAACTACGAGTCACTAGGAGGTGACATGACACTAGATGAAATCGACCAGTTTCTCGTTCTTTTGGAGAGCGAGACCCCAACCACCCACTCAGGGTGGATGCGCCTCAAGGAGGATGCCACAACCTGCATGATTTGGTTGAAGCAAGCCGAGTTCGGCCACACGGCCCCTTGGCTTGAAGAGAACGCTCGTCGCCTGTTTGATCGGGCGATCAAAGGAATCGAAAGTTACGTGGCGAAGCCCAGGCTTTGTCTCAACCCCCTGAGTATGTCGTAAAACTACTCACCAAGTAGGGATTCTTTGGGATCGTTCCCTTAGAGTAAGGTAGTGACAACACAATGTTGTTTACGAAGAAAAGTGCGAGTCTTTTCCCCTACACTGCGGTGAAATCCTTTACCGCTGTAAAGAGGGGCGTTAGCTCAGTGGTTAGAGCAGGGCACTCATAATGCCTTGGTCGTAGGTTCGATCCCTACACGCCCCACTCCCTAGTAGAAAGGAATAAGATGCTTAACAAAGTATCTTTTGCAGAGTTCGTCCGTGTTATGGACGAACTTGAGGCCAAACTCCCAGAGTTGGACTCAAAGAAAGAACTGGAAGACGCCATTGTACGTCTTTCGGAAGCCCACAGAGGCTGGATTCAGTATGTCGATGTGATGCAGGAGATCAACGCCTTCATGTGGGCATCAGAACGGCATGCTGCTATCAAGGGTGATCTTGTACGAAAGTACAAGCCGCATGTCGGACTCTAGATCTTAGGCGGTGATGTACAGCCGACCTAGACACAGCGATGTGTATGACACTGCAGAGTCATAAGTGTGCAGATGCGCAAGGGAACGTATTGGGTGGTATCCCATATGGTAGTGGTTTATAAACCAAGGCAATGGTACAAGTGCCTCCAATTCCTTGTTGTCCAGGTTGCAGCCGTGGCAGTATACGGTAAATGTTGTAACGAAACCCATTTGGGGTTTACCCATAACATCGTTACTTCGTGTAGGCCCACACAAGTTCTAGTTTCCTTTGGTTGTAGGAACAATACGGAGCCGTGGTAACCGAAAACCACCATTGCCTCTTAGGTGGTATATAAGTTTATGGGGTTTATACAACTCGAGACATGATTACTCGTTAATAATCATTGCCCACGTGTCATCGGGTGGGTAGCTGATTATCAGCAAAGGAACTTATAAGTATAAGTTGTTTGAGGTCCCTGCTAAATGCATTAATAGGTGCCCACGGTGCATTAGCATACTATACACATCTTATAAGGCCACCGATGGCCGGCAGTGGTAGCTCAATGGATAGAGCAACAGACTTCTAATCTGTAGGTTGTAGGTTCGACCCCTACCCACTGCGCTGGTTGTGGTAGCTAGCCCATAGTCCTTTCTGGGAGATGGGTTACCTGCGCTTATTGCGTTAGACCCTCAAGGGACAACACCTTGGGAAAGGTAACCCGCTACCACAACCTACCAACAAACAAGGGAGACAACATGATTTACACATGTATCTATCGGTGCGGGCACAAAGACACCGCAGACATTGACGAGCCCTACGCAGATAAGTCCTGGAACAACCCAGAACTATGTGCGAAGTGCAAGACCAAGGCCAACGACAAGAAGAAGGGGGTGAAAAAATGATGGAGATAATGATCCTTGCCAGCTTCGTGCTGGCTGTCCTATCATACGATGAGCCGTGGCGGCTCTTCGTGCTTGGCTTCTTTACCGCCTCGGTTATCCCGTGGGCAGTGAACGAGTTCCGTGAGTGGTACCGAGAGTACCGCTGGAACAACGACAAGTAAAACAACGCTGGTTTCATAATGTTGTACATATGAAGCCAGCGTTTTTTTGTTATTCAAAATCAGGCTGAAAATTTCAGCTGAGACTTCAAGGGATAAAAATGGCAACCGTAAACAAAACGCAGTATTCCTGCGGACATCTGCTGACTGAACTTATTTTAGCCGGCAGAGAGAAAGTCAATGTCAAGCAAAGCCCATGCAACTGTCCTCCATGTCGGAGGCGTTATCACAAGGAGAAGAAATGAAACTCATCAAGCACAAGGAAAGCGAACACGACACGACGCTAGTCGTGGATGACACGTACTTTCCAGAGGCCGCAGAACTTTGTGTACTGCGTACGTTCAAGTGCCCTGTGTGTAACGATAAGTGGAGTTACATAGTTCCATCTGAGGTTGGGGATAAATTCCAGCTAATTTTAGGTGGGGTGACAGGTGATGACAACATCACCAAAGCCTTGAACGAACTCAAGGAATACTTGGACACGCTTTCGTACATGTCCACAGAGGAAAAGTTGCACTTACTCACTGGGATCTGCTCGATGGAATGCGAGTGGGCTTACATGAATGGAGAACAATCATGACGTCAATGTCAATCAGAGCGGCAATCAGGATGATGCTCATACCAATGGATGTTCCATTGGAAAGAAGAGACATGTCCGAAGATTCCAACCTCCGCTGGCTTCAGCGAAACCTTGGGATCAACAACAAAACACCGGAAGTCGACGTAGTACTCAAGTACGTTGGCATGGTCTTGCGAGGCCAGGAATACTTGGAGGGAGAATGAAGAAACAAAAACAAATAGTCTCATCGTGGGGGCAGTGTAGAGTCCCTACTGGAGTAGATGGTTACGTCGTATGTGTTAGATACGACGGGCCAACTCCGTCTTTTTCCGTTGAGAAAGACGGGCAAACACTACCAGCTAGTTCTTGGTATTGGTACGAAGAGCCACTCAGATTGGATGTGACGCACCATTTTGCGTACTTCTACGACACGAAAGAGTTGTCAGACCTTCTGTTGTGTGTGGACCCATTCATAGAGCATCTTAGACTTCAAGAAGTATTTGAAGCAACAAAGGAGGTGAGCAATGAAGAAAGAGGTGACAGTGACAGTGACTTGGGAGATTGATGAAAACATGTATCTTCCAGAGACCCTTGCCCCAACTAAAGAGGAGGTAGAAGAAATAAATCTTTGGTTAGACAAGGATGATGTGGATTTGTATTTGAGAGAACTCCACATTGAAAAAATAGTCCGAGACTCCATGGAGAAACTCGGAGCAACAACATTGGAAGCAACAGTCTGGACAGCCTGGACAGAAACGGAAGAGGTATAAACATGACAATGTACAGTTACAAGTTCACCATCGTCAAGATCAACTCCACACACCACGTGGGGCGTCTGTACGTACGGGCAGTTACGGACTCCGGAGAATGCTCCGATTGGCGTGAAATTTGGAAGTTCCAAGGACTCACACGCTGGGGCACACGCCGGTGGTTGCGTAAGAAGATGGAAGAACTGAAGAAGATCGATCGTTATGATCGGCGTTACCCAGTCAATCCCCCCAAGGAGTCCGAGTGAACTGGAGAACAAATGATTTCAATAGCATTGGGAGAGTACCCAAGAATTTCAATTGTTATACGAGACATTCAATACGGTGTATCAGTGTCCGTAGAAATGAATGGTGAACCAACTCCAATTCAATGTTGGTTTTATTCAGAAACAATTGAACAAACAGAAGACTTTGTAATCGTTAGGCATTCAACACAACTGCTTGAAGTGTTGAAAGAGATAACAAATAATTCTGAGTTCATAGTTGACTATTGGTTTGGAGAAGAGTGAAGGAGTAATCATGTCCAAACTTTGTGCGTTTTGTAACGCAGAGATGCCAGACGAGCGACCGTACGATTACTGTTTGGAACCAGAATGCTATGCACTTGGTTTCAAACAAGCAGAGTACTACGTGTTAGGTGTACACAAAAGTACCCCTATCATCTGCTCGGCAAAAGACAAGTTGGTTACTGCCAACAAGTCGTACATGAACCACAAGTGACATAGGTCACATCAAGTTTCCCTCAACTTTACATAAGTTTGTGGGATGTAACAAAAGCAAACACAACAAGAGACAAGGAAGAACATGGCAAGCACAAAAGAATTGAGAGACGGCATGCGAGTGGTGGGCAAGTATCCACCGTTCAAG